AGCAAACCACGGGAGCTTCTGCGGCGACGTTTGTGCAGAATAGCGGCAATGCCGTCAACGATGCGAGTACGTTCGACGGTTACACGATTGCTCAAATGGCGAAGATCATTCGAACTTTAGGATTGGCAGCATAATGGCAATCTCACTCTTACAGCACGGCGGCGTGGTGGCTCTGGGTTACGACTCCGTGACCAACGAGCGCGGCTTCCTGTTGAAGATGATTAACAGGACCGGACACTCCTCGGTCAAAGGGGAACTCGTCGCACCATACGGAACGACTGACCGCGAGGTCATCTTGCAAGCCAGCGAATATGATACCATCGGCATCGTGCAGGAGGCTGGGATTGCCGAGGGTTCTGAGATGTGGGTTTGGCAGGTGGGATCGGTCTGCCAAGCGCTACTGAAGAATAGCGTGACGGCGGCGCGTGGTGAACTGGCTTTAGCCGCCGATACCGATGGGCGAATGGATCGCACAACGAATCCCGGCACTGGATTGCCGGGAACCGATACGCACTTCAAGGAGGTAGGCCACGTCCTTTCCAATGCCGGTCCTGGCACTGACGTGCTCTGCTTAATTTCCTTCCATCTTAACTGAGGAGTTCAACTATGGCGTCGATTACCGTTACGTTTCTGGACCGCACCTTCACGGTCGAGTATCCCGACGCGGTGAAGGGTGTGATTCTGGACGACCTGTGTGAGCGGTACGGGTATCAGTTCTTTGTACCCAACCCCAACCAAGGCCCCACTGAACCGCCGATGATCGTCAACCCGGAGGACAGAACAACATTCGTGGTCAATCGGATCGTGACCGAACTGTTGCAGCCGAGCAAGAACAAGCTGCGCCAAGCGGCGATTCAGCAGGCTGAGGCGGCGGTTCAAAAGAAAATCGAGGAGGCGTTCGGAGGTATCAGTATCAACGAGGTGGAGTGATGAAGGTTGATTTCTCACAAGCGATTCTCGATCTCCAGGGTAAGCCCATCAAATCCAAGGAAGACGAAGTTGAGCTGACCCTAACCCTGGAGCGCGTGGCGGTCAGCGCTCTGTTGCAGCCCTCCAAGGATGAGACGGGCGAGGACAAGTACAAGAAGTACGGCTTCATGAAGCGCATTCATGAGGCAAAGGAGCCGGTGGAGCTGAAGTCCGAGGAGGTCAGCTTCATCAAAAAGGCCATTGGTGACTCGGCTTTCACGGCTCTGGTGGTGGGGCAGGCATGGGATCTGCTCGAAGGTAAGCAGGTAGAAGCCAAGGTGGAGTAACATGCCCAACAACGTCGTGTCCATCCCCTATCTGGTAACTGGTGCCAAGCTGTACGCTACCATTCGTGACCGGAATGGTAAGGTCTGGAACGGGTCATCCTTTGAGGTCTACGCAACGGCCAACCTCGCCAACTACGACGTAGCGCTGACCGAACAGGGCACGGCCAGCAAGATCTACGCCTTCACGTTTCCAGCCGGGATCACCACGGTTGGGGATTACAAGTGTGCGATTTACGTGTATGCCGTAGATGGTATTCCCGCCGAGACTGACGCGGGACCCGTCTGGTTGGAAGACCTCTATTGGGACGGGGACTCCCTGGCCTCCGGCGCTGAGGAAGTCTGGTCCTACGGCACTCGCACGCTGACCCAGACCGGAGCCTCCCTGGCAGCTGTAGTTGATGGCACCAGCCTCACCCTCCACCGAGGAGATACCCTTTCCCTCTCCCTGACGGGGGTGGGTAACATTTCCTCCAGAAACAAGCTCTGGTGGGCGTGGAAGGATTCCCCCAACCGTCCCGATTCCGAGTCCCAGCTCTACGTGGAGGAAACTCTGGGTCTGGTCTACGTGGGAGGTTCCACCCCCACCACCGGCCAAAGCGCTTCCATCACCGTCACCAACGCCACCACCGGGAACTTGACCATCACAGTTTCCGCTGCCGCCATGGCTGCCCTTTCGGCTGCCAGTGGCACCTGGGAGCTGCAAATGCTTTCCGGCAGTACCGTCACTACGCTACAATCAGGAACCGTGGAAGTCACCTCCGATGTGGTCCTAGCTACCTCCTGAGGGAGATCTCATGGAAACCATCTCCTATACCTATACCTCCCGTGCCGACATCGAAGGCGTGTTCTCTGCCGTAGGGGTCTCCCTGCGCGTGGACGACCTGACCAGCACGACTGCCCTGACCGCTTTCTGGAACGACCTGATCTACGAAGCCACGGACATCATCAACCAATACTGCGAGATGTACTATGCTCCCGCTGACCTTGCCACCTCCTACTGGGTGAAGGTTCGTACCAAGTGGATCGGGGCCTACCTGCTTTCCCAGAGAAGAGCCAACCCGGCTCTCTTTCTCCAGCGCTACGAGGAGATCATTGAGGAGCTGATCCAGGTTTCCCAGGGAATGCTCATCATCCCCCGTCTCCCTACCCGCTCCGACCTCGTACCCTCCCTGTCCAACCTCATCGTGGATGACCGCTACCGGATCCGTAAGCTCCGCGTCCACCCGGAAATCAGCACCGGTCGCACCTCCAGCCGACAAGAGCTGTCTGTGGAACCAGTCACTGACATCATGTGATTGTTTCCACACTATGAGTAGTGACATGCCCACTCCCGTCAAGAGCGTGAACCAGCTACGTCTGGTGGAGAAAGCCACCCGGCTGATCCAGCAACTGACGGGCGACAAACCCACTCCGGGAGAGGTGGATCAGTCGGGCTCCTTCTGGGCCCATTTCGCCCAGGAGTTCTTCTCCCTGGTGCATCGCTCCTACTTGGTGCGCAGCCGAGGTAGCAGTGACGACCTGGGCCAATCCTGGCAGCCCTTGAAACCCAAGACCATCCGCCGCAAGCTCAAGCTCGCCAAGCGCCACAAGCGGGTGCCTGCGTCCCAGCGGAAATTCCTCAAGTCCCGGCTGCGTTCGGGGGAACGGATCTGGGGCTTCATTTACTCCCGGGCCTTTTCCCGCCTGTCAGCCACCATGGGCCAGCGTGCCGCCCATCTGGAAGCTACCCGCATCGCCTGGGGTGTGGTGCAGTCCCTCGGCCACACGCCCGCCATCGACCCGCCCACCCGGGGCCAGTCCGTGCCCATCATGATCGACAGTGGGCGACTGATCCGCTCCTACTCCCCAGGCCGGGCGCGCGGCAACGTCTACGACCACCCCCAAGAGCAAGTCTTCCGGCATGAAGGGCAACTGGTGACCGTAGGCACCATGGTGCCCTACGCCGAATACGCGGAAAAAACCCGCCCCGTGCTCACCCAGGACTGTGGACCCTGGATCTCGCGGGCCTTGCGGAAGGCAGTCAGCTCCCTGGCGGGCAGGCTCAACGGCACCGGACGACTGCGAGCCCGCGTGGGCTAGTTTTCCCCAGAGAAAGGGGTGGAGGGGTGGTATGAGTCTGGGAAGGTTGCTGGTGGCCGTGCGGGATACCTTGCGTACTGAACTGGTGGACTGGGACCAGCCCTTTGCCCCGCAGGACATCCTGGTCATGCCGGGCCCGGAACCGGCTCCCTATTGCGGGCAGCACTTCATCTCTGTCTACGGCCTATCGTGGATTGCGGGAGGGGAGAGCGACAACCACCGGGGCCTGGATGAGCTGTACGGCATTTCCTGCGCCCTGAGTAGCCGTTCCCCGGTCTACCCCCCGGATCGTCGGGGAGACGAACTGTACGTCAAGCTCTACACGGGCATGGAGGACATCTGCCGGAAGATCATGATTGCCGTCCACCAGTCCATAGTGGTGCAGCAAGCCTGGGATGCCCTGCTAATTGGCAAAACCCGCCAAACCAGCTACCACCTGAGCACCGAGTACCTGCGCTGGCAGGACACCGACGCTGCTCCCCAGGTGGTGGATGGGACTTGGTTCAGTGCCGCCCCGGACGAAGCTGCGGGTTTGGTGATGGAGGTACGCTTCAGCAAAGCTCGGCGCATGCAAGCCCTCGACCGCCTGGAGTGAGCGGGAATTTCCCTGTTGGATACATCTGTGTCATCTGTGTCAGAAGGAGTGAACGTGTCTTCTCCCCTACCCTACATCTGCGGCAGCCCACCCTGCCAGCAACGCCGCTGGCTGGAGCCCGACACCATCATCGCCTACTACGAAGGGCCGGATGAGCCCTGCGTCTACTGTGGACAGAAGGGCTTCCTCCGTTTGGGGGTGGTGACACATTTGATTCAACCCGATCCAAACGGTATCATACACGGCGTTGACATTGGCGGTGTTCCGACCGGCGTGCGTTGGGAGTTCCTCTGTGAGCGCTCCTATCGAGGCTACAGAGCCGCCCCCAACTCACCCCAGCATCCCAAGAGTTTCACGGCAGTTCCCAGCTCGGCTACCTGCCACGAGTGCTTGTTGGAGTTTGGTAAGCGAACCATTAGCTCGCGCCTCACGGCCTAACCGAGGAGAAAATCATGTTCGTAGCTGGTCCTTACACGGGCGCGTACGGTGGTACGGATCTGGGAGTCATCGAGCGGGGATTCGAGCTGGAACTCACCTCCTCTGCCGATCCCATTGTGGGTGACAACATGGGGGATGCCGTCCAGGATGAGGTCTACACGGGCGGCAACTGCTTCGTGAACTTCACCCTCCAGGAATACAACCACACTACCCTCCTCCCGGTTTTCTGGCCCTTCCATGCCACTCCGGGCTGTATGGGTTTGGTAGGGCGCATGAAGTGGGACTTGGTTCCCAGTCCGGGTCTGGTACTCAGCGCCGTGAACGGCACCCGGGCCTACAATACCGCCGCCAACTACAATGGTCCGGTGACCATCACCTTTGGCAAGGCGATCCTGGCAGCCGATCACACGATCCGCTTGCTCTATGCTGCCCGGCACCGGCAGATCCCCATTCGGATGCGGGCCTTTCCCTACTACGGCAGCTCCTACCCTACCCCCATTGCCAATGGCTCGACTGCCGCTGCTGCTACCCTGTTCGTGGTGGTGTGATTTTCCCGCGTTATCGCTAGTAAGGCTATCCATGAATGGCCGACGAACACACCATCAGCTTTCGGTTGGAATCTGAGGGACCCGACCCCAGCCCTTCTCCCGTTCGTCCTGCCACTCCCGAACAACTCGCCCAAGCCCTGGAGAGTCTTCGTCGTAACCAACCCGGGTCTCCTTCTACCCCCTCTGCATCCAGACGGGAGTCTCCCGCTCCTGCTCGCCGTTCGGAAGAAGGTTCGGCCAACATCCTGGGCTCAGTCACCGGACTCCTACACAGCCTGGGCGGCTCCTACGGACAGGTAGCCTCCATCCTGACCAGGATTACCTACATCCTGGAAGACGTACAACGGCAGCGGGAACGCGAGATCGAGGAGGCCAACCAGAGGGTTGTTCGGCAAATGGAGCGGGCTCCCGCTCCAGTAGAATCTCCCAGGCTACCAGTGCTCCCCCCACACCCCGATACCACTCCTGGGGGAGGACAATCACCGGAAGACTTCCAGAAGCAGGCTCGAGGATCCTTTTCCCGCCCGGTATCCGCTCCCCTGCCCCCACACCCGGACCTCCTACCCGGAGGACAGCCCGCTGGCGCAAACGGCGCTGGGTCTACAGCTGGATCCGGCGCTGGAACAGGGGCTGGAGGTGCTGGAGGACCATCCGGCTCTGGCGCATCGGGAAGTGGCTCAGGGAGTGGCACTGGCGGCGGTAGCGGAGGTGGTGGTGCTGGAGGAGGCGGGGGTTCTGGAGGAGGTGGAGGTAGTGGCGGCGGGGGTGGTGGCTCCGGTGGAGGTGGAGGCTCCGGTGGTGGGGGTGCTGGAGGTGGAGGCGGGGGAGGTGCCGGTGGTGGAGGCATGGGAGGTGGTGGTGGCAGCTGGGCCGCTACCGCTGCCACGGTAACCGCTACGGCAGCGCTCGTCTCGGCAATCGGGTTCATGGCTAACCGGGTGGTAGCGCTGATCGTCGGCCTGGAACGTACAGCCGGAGAGGCACTCCGTACTGCCACTAGGGCTATCTTCTCGGACTTTACCGATCCCACACTACTGGAGGGTTACTCCAAGATGGTTGTGGGCGGGATGCGCATGAGCACTGCGATAGGGCCCCAAGCACAGGCTTTAGAGCCCCTGATCGTGGCTGCCGAAGAGTCCTTGGGGGTCTTGCAGGAGATCAACAAGGGCATCATAGGGATGGCGCAGTCCGTGGAGGGTCTTTCCCCGGAAGTCACTGCTGCCACTGCCGAAACTCAGGTACGCCTCCTCATGGCTCGTTTCGGAAGGGCAGCCGAAATTGGCGACCGGTTGGGCAAGATCACCGAACTACGGGGAGAAATGGCAACTACCCTGACGGAGATCAGCACCAACCTCGCCAAGGGCTTCTTGCCTATCGCGGAGGAACTCTTGGAGAAGGTGGTTTCCATCCTCTCCTGGATCAAGTGGATGACGGACAACCTACCGCTGGAGACTGTGGGCACCTTCATTGCCAGTTACCCCGACATCCTGTATCACGTTATCACCGGCAGTCCTCTCCTGGCGATCAAGGACATCAAGGACTTGTTGGATAACATCGACAAGAATACCCGACCGGAAGACCAGCAGGATCAGACAGTTCTGGATGACATCCACAAGTTCTTGACTTCGGAAATTCCCACTGGCCCGGAATACGGAGGACCTCCGGCACCTCGTAAGGGTGGTGGCAAAGGTGGTGGCAAGGACGAGGCAGCAGCTGGAGGAGGAGGCCCGTAATGGCCGGTCAAGAGTTCGGACGTATCGGACGGGTAGCCTATAACGGCTTTGTGTTTCCACCCGCCATCAGCTCCAAGGTGGTAGCAGAACCGCAGTACGACAGCGCCCAGCGGGCTGTGAAGTACACCTCCTACACCCTCTCCCTGGAGTGTGTCATCACCCCCGGGGATTTTCCCTTGCGGGAGAAAGGGGATGGCAACACCGTCCTGAGTGCCGATGGCAACCTGGAGTTGATCCGTCAGAAGTTGACCAAGCCCGGCCAGCGCCTCAACTTTGCCCTGCAAGGACTGGGTTACGACTTCAAGATCAACTACAGCACCGACAACTGGGTCAATGGCACCGTGGATGCCCTGTTCGGTCCCAAGCCGGATCTGCTGGTCTGGGAGCCGTTAGGGTCCAACATGGCTGTCCGGGTGGTCTGGACTTGCGAGGTCCATCTGTATGCCGGGGCGGAAGGTTCCTCGGCTCCCTTCACTTCCCATCTGTGTGAGTACACCTACGAGATCGGCTGGTCGATCAATGAGGATGGGATGTCGGTGCGCACGATCAACGGCACGCTCGGCATCCTGGGCAACAAGCAGATCCTGACCACCAACCCGGGAGCGGGTGAGGAAGAAACCAACACGGATGAGAGTGCCATCATCATTGCCCAGGCTGACACGCATCGTAAGCAGATCATCGACCACACCCCACCCATCCCTGGCTTCCTGCGTAACCAGGAGTTCAACCTTAACCGCCAGAAGAACGAGCTGCGCTGGCGGATCCAGGACACGGAGATTGCCAGCGATAACGTCTACCCGCAGTACATCCTGGACATGGACATCGAGCATGAAGCTAGCACTGGTTTCGGCAAGTCCGGGATCTTCGAGGGTAAAGGGTTCATCACTTGGAAGAGCAGTCTCTCTGGGACGATCAAATTGGCTCCGGGGGCCCAGCGTAATCTGGCCTGGAACGCCTTTGTGATGGTGGTCAAGGATCGGCTCCAGAACCTGGAGGTCCGCAATCTCAAGGCCAAGATCGAGGAACAAACGGTAGCTCAGAGTGATAACGACCGGGAGAACAAGGGAGCTGTCCGCAAGGGCTGGTACATGCCCGTCCACCTGGGTATCCGGGAGAAGATCTTCCGCCGCGAGTTCCACTTCGACTTCCAGTACCTGATGCTCTGTGACTTGGCCGAGTTCTGGAAGACCAGCCGGTTGTTCTACCTCCTGAGCGACACCAAGGACGGCAAGAAGACCTGGGTGCAGCACGCGGCTTCCCTGGCTGTTAGTGTGACCAATGCGCGCGGTTATGCCGAGCTAGGTCTTTGCGCTGGGAATGCTGGGGCTTTCGATCTGATCGTGGATGTGGAATCCTACAACACCAACGGCCTGCTACCTACGATTTGCAACGACCGCTCCGGCAACGTGTATGACCCCCAGGCGGAAGATCCCAATACGGATCAGGCGATCTTCAACCGCAAACCTCCCAGCGCCGACCAGAGCTGGGTGGATTACCAGAACGACATCTACATTGAGGAAATTCCCAACGCCTTGCAGTACGGCAGACTCAGTGCCGCTGACCAGAGTTACTACCAGAGCGCTTATGATGGTCAGGGTGGCTACCATACCGTTACCCCGTCCTCCCAAGGGTTCAACATTTTGGGGCGCACGGAGGCTCCCCGGACTACTTACCAGCACACAGTCCAGATCCGAGGCATCCCCCAGTACATCATCACCATGCGGGGCTACGGCATCCGGGCCAACTACTCTGTCCCCGCCCCTCCCCTAAGGCAGATCTGTGGTCAGCAGACCACCCGCCTGGGAGGACGTTGGACCCACAAACAGCTGGTCAAGAGCAGCTTCTCTCCCCTTTACTGCGGAGCTTGGGTAGAATCGTATCGGATTCCTACGGAGGTCGCCGGGAAATTCCTGACCGGAGATGCTTTGTGGGATGGTATTCCGGCCCAGTATGCGTGAGTTTTTCCCACCTTATCAGGAGTGAGACATGTCAGAACTTACCTTCCAAGTCCCCGAATCCACCCAGATCCGGGTTACCACCACCGGCCCCACAGGAGAAGAGCAGCTGCTCTTCGTGGACGACTTGATCTCCCTGGATCAGGAACTCTCAGCCAGCCAGGAGAACATCACCAACGACCAGCTGGTAGCCAAGCGCGAGATCTGGACAGGCCGTTTCGCGGCTGCCCTGTCGGCCAAGCATGGAGTGGAAATCTCCCCCGGCAAAGCCTACTTCCTGGCGGCGCATGTCAGCCGGGAAATGCGGAGAATACTGGGAAACTGATCGGTCTCGCCCGCGTCTGGCGGGCCTTCGGCGGGAATGTTTCGCAGTTCTCGCCAGCCGTGTTATACTACCTCCACTGCCTGCTACCCCGCCTGGAGGCTGAGGAGGAGTTGCGGGCGAGACGGACTCAGGGCCAGTTATCGCCGGAACGGCTGTATCACCTAGTCCTGGTAACCACTGGTGACGAGAAGCTGGCTGCCCAAGCCCAGGCCGACTTCTTGCTGGAGATCATGAAGCAGCGCCCAGCTGACCGCTCTCCGTAACCAGTCCCCCTAGCGGTTGGCTGGGCCTTCAAGGAGCAAGGCATGAGCACGGATTTCCGGCCCGAAGAACTCCTGGGTCCTCCGTTGACCAAGGACTACATGCCGAGCTTCCTGCCCAGCCACTTCCAGATCCACCGGCACCGTCCTCCTTTCTCGGCGCTGGTGGTGCGGGAGATGCTCACCGACCCCCGCATCCTCTTCGGGCTCTGGCTCATCAAGGGCCCCATCCTGACCAACGCCAAGTTCGAGATCCAAGCCGCAGGTCCCGTGCAGCAGTTCATCCAGGCCAACCTGACCCGGTTCTGGAGGAACTCCGCTGCCCGGGCCTTGAAGGCCATCGAGTGGGGCTACTCTGGCAGCGAGGTCCTCTACCGCTCCCTGCGCGGCCAGATCCACTTCGATGTCCTCAAGGACCTGGAGCCCCTGGATTGCCGGGCGGCTACCTACGAGGGTGACTTCGTGGGCATGTGGGTGCAGCACATCCCCTTCATCACCCCCGGCACTACCGTTACCGCTCCCCAGCAGCGCCTGTACCTGGGAGGTCCGAAAGCCTTCTGGCATGTGCACTCCCGCGAGAAGCATCCCTGGTACGGCATGAGCCGCCTGCACGGAGCCCACGTTCCCTGGTGGGAGCAGTGGTCGGATGGGGGCTACCGCGACATCCGCCGCCTATGGTTCTACAAGAACTCCTTCGAGGGTGGTGTGATCTACCACCCCCCGGGAGTGACCCGTACCGTCGAGGGTCTGATCGTCTCTTACCGGGATCTCGCCCGGGAGCTGATGGAGAAGAAGCGGACGGGTGGGACGTTGGCCTTCCCCAACCAGATGCAGGAGACCAAGCGCTCCTGGGAATATGAGCCCCCGACAGCCAACCCTGTCCCAGCGGGCTTGCTGGAGTACGGAGAACTCCTGCGCAAGGAAGTCTTCGAAGGCATGGGGATTCCCGTAGAGGTCATCGAATCCCAAGGTGAGCAGGGCTTCGGCAGCGCCTCTGGACGGCAGGTGCCGCAGTTGGCTTTCTTCTCCACGTTGCAGGAGATTGTTCAATGGCTGGTGACGGACTTCTGCAAGCAGATCATCGACCCCCTGCTGGAGGTCAACGGTTTCGGGGAAGAGGTGGAGTACGATGTGATCGTGCTGCCCATGACGGAGAGTACGGAGAGTGCTGCTCCTCAGCAACCCGGCAAGCCCGGGCAACCCGGTGAGAAGGAGTTTCCTCCAGAAGAAGGGGAGGGGGGAACCCCACCTGAGGAAACCCCTGAGCAGAATCCTCCTGGGCAGCCTCAGACTGGCGGGAATCCGCTGTTCCCCAGTCAGCAGACCGCTCGTTCCCAGTCGGCGTCCTATGAAGCTCGCCGGAGTCAGGCGCTGCGTCGGAGAACTCCGCTGCGAATGTCCCAGCGCCCGGCCACCTTCCAGGAGCTTTACATGCGGCAGGTGAGCCGGGTTTCCGGTACGGGACGGCAGGAGAGTGGCACGGAGAAGTGGGTTACGATTGGTGGCAGTCCTGGCAGGGGAGCCGGTGGTGAGCAAGTCCAACACAAGGGTGGGATGCGCGTACTCCTCAGCAAGGATGGGAAAGTCCTGGCTGGTGGACCGCGTGCGCTACAGGGCAAACACATTTCTCAGGCTGACGAGGTTTTTGCTCGGCTGGGGCAACGTCAGCCGCCTACTCCTGAGGAACGACAGGCAGCAGCTACTCCTGCACCCCCTCCCAAACCGGGTGCTCCCCCCGAACCACCATTGCAATATCAAGCGGGGGATCTTCCCCCGGAGGAAAATCCCGTGAGTGCCGTACTGGAAGACGCTGTAGGTTCCGACCCCGAAGATCAGCTGGGTTTCCTGGAGTACCTGCGTGAGGCGCATGATGAACTGCGCCAGGAGGGGGAGAAACAGCAGCAGCTGTCGGCTGCCGCCGAGAAGCTCCTGGGCAGCCTGGATCGGGAAACCACCACGACCATCAAGAATCGTCGGACGGGGATCGGCAAGGAGCGCAAGGTGGTGCGCCGGGATCTGAAGTACGCTGCGGACTGGCCCGGTGTGGTCCGCAAGGCGCAGAAGGAAGTTCCCCAGTTGGATCCTCAGGAGTTCCTGGCAACTGCCAAGAAGCTCTGGGAGGAGGAGTACCGGTTCCAGTATGAGAACCAGCAAGTCCAGAATCAGATCCGGCAGAAGTTCTACCAGCAGTTCAGTCTGACTCCAGCCAAGGTGCAGAGCCTCATGGATCGGGGTTACGACTATGCCTCCAAGCTCAAGACTACCGGCCAAGCCGTTCTCCCTGGTTTCGACGAGATGGCGCGTTCGGCAGCCCATGAGTTCCCGGAGTACAGTTGGACTAACCGGGACGATGAGCAGCAGATTGGGGAGGATGTCTGGAACATCGTCAGCTCGACCCGAGAACAGCCCCTGAGTTTCACCGACAAGCGCTTTGTGGCCCAGGTGTTCCAGGAGCTGGCTTCCCGGGGAAATGAGTTGCCGGATACCAGCACCATGCCCCTGCACCACCCGGCTGTGGTGCGCCAAGCCCTCAGCAAGTGGGAACGTGACACACGCTTCTTCGAGGACGATGAGTTCTGAGTTTTTCCCGCGCTAGAGTGAGTGAGGCAATTCCGTGACCATCTACTCCGTCAGTTTCCGCTGTGATGGTATCGACGTAATTGACCCTCAGTACCTGCTAACCTACTTCCAACAGCGGAACCTCTCTACCGAGCACTTCTCCGGGTTAGCCAACTCCGTGCGGGTTCCGGTGGGCAAGGCTGCCACCCGGGCCTACGTGCTGGTGTCCCGAGGCAACATCAGCACCATCCTGGCAAACCATGCCGCTGGTTCCCTGGCTGCCGTGGGCTACACCGTCTCCATTACGCTCTACGATGGTGTCTTGGGCACCCGGACCATTGCCGCGCTGGCTCCCATCTCGGCCCAGTCTATCCTATCCTCGGATGACACGGCTGGCCCCAGTAACGACCCGGACGATGTGTACCTGCTGGAGTTGGCTGATGCACGTTACACCGCCCACTACAGCGCTGTCAACAAAGCCTACAACCTGACCCTCCCGGAGCATGACGGCACCATCTATACGAACACCTCGGATGGTGGTACTCCCTGGACCTGGACAACTCTGCTCCAGGACCTGTGGAGCAGCTTGCCAACCAGCATGGGAGCCATCAACCTAGCCGGGGCCTCCCTGCCCAGTGAATACCCCACCGAGTATGACTTCCAAGGCTGGAATGCCTGGGATGCGATCCATCAAGTCCTGGCCGACATCCAGCATCACATCGTCTCGGACCTGGATGGCACCTTCTCCATCGAACCGGATTCTGCCACGACAGCCGGGCTAGCAACCGCGATCACCGCTCTGCAAACCTCAGGCCGGGTGGTGGATCGTTCCCACTACCTGGACGGCATCATCCTGCCTGCCACGGTGCGCGTCTTCTTCCCGCGCAAGGATGACGCCTTCCAACTCAGCGCCACCGCAGACGCCAGGACTTCCAAGGAATACTGGTGCAGCCGCGCCTTCTACACGGTGGACGTAGCCACCACCTCCATCATCCCCGGAGCCGTAACGGTCGCCAACGGAGTCCAGACCCTGCACTCCAGCAAGCAGGCTGAGTACACCACAGCCGGAGTTCTTAGCAACTCTGGCGACTTGAATACTGCCGCCACTTCCCTGGCGACCTTGTACCTGAACAGCCTGGACAAGGATCGCTACGAAGAGAGCTTCCAAGGTTACGCGGACTTCTCCCCCCGAGGCTCCCTGAGTGGGGTCTTCTGGCATGACCTGGGCCGGGGAGCGGAGACGGTGATCTACTACCAGGACCCGGCTGATCGGGTAACCTCCCCCGTCTCCTCCAGCGCCCCCGCGCGCTCCCGCAGCAACAATGCTCTTTCCCAAAGAGAGGGTCCAGGACCGGCTGACCAGTCTCGTCAGCACTTACCCCCCGACTACCTGATCCTGGTGGAACTGACTGGAGTGCTGAACGCGGGCTACTCGGCTCCCGCCGCTATCCAATACGGCACAGTGGGTGGTGGGGGAATTTCCCTGAGCGACTCCCATGCCGTCGTGGTCTATGAAGTCAATGGGCTGACCTATCCCATCGGTACGGTCCTCTTTGCCTACTTCCACCCCCAGACCCGGAAGTGGATCGTCTGGCCTTGGAGCCCCGGCACAGAGGGTGACCTGCGCTTGGTGCAGTCCAACTACTGCTTCACTCCGGGAGATGTGGACTACTTCAGTCTCTGGGAGTGGAATGGGTCTGCCTGGGTGGACACGGGTACGGATGTGGAAGTTGTGGACCTGGGCAAATGGAATTTCCTGCTGCCGGGAGAGTTCGCCTGGGCGCGCTATTACCCCAACGGGAACCGCTATCAGCTGGTGGGGAGTCACGGGCTGCACCGGACAGCCAAGATCACCCAGCACGACATCGACTGTTACGCTCGAGGTCATGCCAAGATCCACTACTGGACGGCCTACGCTAACTGCACTTCGGGAGAGTCCGACTGCGAGGTGGAGGTCTGCAACAAGTGGGCTTTCCCTCGGGACGTAAGGCAGAACGAGGAAGTGTTCATCCAGTTCTACGAGGAAGAGTGGCTGATTATCTCTGGTCGCCGGGCGCTGATGGCTTATGCCGAGCTGTACCAGGATATGTGCCCTACGGACTATCTGGACATCGCCGTTCAGAATGCTCGTTACCTGGATGGCTGTGCCGATGATGAGTGGTCAGGTGTGGTGCGCAATACCTACTCCCTGGCTGGGTTGAATGGAGACCGTCTGTTCCTGGTTTATGATTCGGAAGAGGGTTGCTGGCATATCGTCCAGGTCCAGCATCACCAGGAGAATGTGGCTGTAGAGGATGAAGCTGAGGGGAAATTTCTCCTCTTTGACGAGACTGGTGGTTCTGGTGGTGGCTGCGCTATCCTGGGCAACGTCCAGAAGAAAGTCGCCTTGATGTACTGCGACGAGCAGGAATGGAAGATTCAGATTCCACTCTTCGATTTGACCCTCATTTCTGATGTTAGTTCGATAGTTGTGGATGGCTGTCCCCAACTAACCTACTCCAGTACCAGGATCTGCTCCTTTACAGGTGGTGATCCGGCAGGATCGGGAGCCTTCTTCGCCTTCAGTCAAGTTGCCTTGGTAACCGACATCTACGATGACGGTACGTGTGTTTGGGCTGAGTATCAGGCGATTTGTGTAGGTGGTGCCGTAGCTGGGTTTGATTTAGAGATGGTTCTCTGTGGCTCGGACTGCGAAGGCAGCGGTTCAGGGTCCGGCAGTGGGATCACATAACCCATGGTTTTAATCATCAAGAAGTGGGATGGTAACTGGCTACGTCGAGCCCAGTTCGGAGGGCTCTGGGCTTTAAGCCAAGAATGCTGCTGCAATCTCTGCGGCTGTCCAGGATTAGTCCCTGAGCCTTTGGCAGTCACTATCTACACCTCCGAGGACTGCTTGGGGTTGCCGAACGGCTATGAGTTTGTGCTGGACTACACCAACCCCGATCCTACTCCACCAGAAGGCGATGCTATCTGGTCGGGGAATTTTCCAGGGGACATTTGCCTGTATGGATCCTTGTCTATCAGTTGCCGAAGAAACCCCGATAAGATTTACGACTGGGAAGACTACTGGTTAGAGGGGGGTCTGACCGTCAGTGGTTGTAAAACAACGCTCCTCTTTAACAGGCCAAATTCCGGGGATTGTGACACCCTAAACAACGGCGTCAATTTCTATATCAGGTTTGATGATGTTATCAAAATCGAGGAGTTTTCTCCTGGCTCCTGTCCTTGTGACTGTGAAAACTACCCTGTGTACCTGACCCTTCTATTTCGAGTGAACTAGGCGTGGGTATTCGTGAATTGCGCGAGGAAAAGCGACGACGCCGCATAGCCTCTCCGGCACCGGAAGCACCGACCCCTGAAGTCCCTGGAGTGGGAACTTCCCTGAAGCGCATCTTGGGTTGGCTCTCCCTAGGGCTGACCGGAGGCTGTAAGTGCAAGGAGCGCTCAGCATCCCTGAATGAGCGGGGACCGGACTGGGCCAGACAGAACGTGAGCCTGATTGTGGACTGGCTCTGGGAGGAGAAGCAGCGGCAGCATCTGTCCTCTTGGGAGATAGCCCGTGCTGCTTGCAGTGGCTGGTGTAGCTACCTCTGGAGAGTTTTGCGGGAGCGCTCCCACCAGCTGGGTTTGCTGATCCTGCCCCTACCCGCCAGGAACAAGCTGGATCTCTGGACCTTCCGGGTATTTTCCCGCGCTATCGTGCGCCTAGCCATCTTCCTGGCACGGAGGAACAAGAGTGGACATTCATGAACTCCGGGCCCGGAAGGTCCAGCAGCGCATAGGGGAATATCAGGCCCGTTTAGCAGAGGAGGTCCAATTCCACAAGGAATTGATCCAGGAACAACTGAACTCCCTGGAGGAATTTCCCACCCACAAGTTTCAGTCTCAGGGCATCGTGACTTTGGCCGGAGGTGACCGTTACTTCCCCGGAGGGTATGTACTCTGTAGGCACCTCCGTCACCTCGGCTGCCAACTGCCCATCCAGGTTTGGTTTTTAGGGAGGGAAGAAATGACCCTCCAGATGCAGTTGCTGTTGGAGGCCATTCCGAAAGTATCCTGTGTTGATGCGCGTGATGTCTTAGGTGACCGGCCCAGGCGTTTAGGTGGCTGGGAAGCCAAAGTCTGGGCGATCATGGAGTGCCCCTTCCAAGAGGTTCTCTTCCTGGACAGCGATCAGATACCGCTGGCCGACCCCAGCCCCCTCTTTTCCCACCAGAAATATCTGGACACAGGTGCTGTTCTCTGGCAGGACTTTCCTTCCAGCGGAGGTTGGGATGTGGGGCCAGAAGCCTTTACGGCCTGTGGACTGGAGGTTCCTCCGGGGGAAATCTTCCATGACCCTAGACACAGGCGATACAAAGTGCGCGGGGGCTACATCCCAGTCGAATCTGGACAGATCCTGGTTGACAAGTCACGACAGTGGGCACCGCTCCAGCTTTGCAGGCATCTGAACGACCACAGTGATTTCTGGTATCGGCACATCTATGGGGACAAGTCCACCTTCCTGCTCTCCTGGTTGCGAACCAATAGTCCCTACGCCGTCCCCGCCGCCCCGACTTGGTTTGGTACTCAACTGGGTGGGGGGTTCCTCCAACCAGACCTGGACGGAAACCCCCTGTTCCAGCACCGCTGTCAACCCACCACCAAGTTGCGCTTGGAGGGAAATCGTTTCAGTTCGGACTTCGTAGGCGCGGAACAAGTCCGGTCCTACCTCCAAGAGTTGTCCGTCCTCTGGAAAAAGAACCCGCCAGTTCCTCCAGATTCCTGGAGGATGCGCCGGGCTCCCATGGAGTTGGGCATCTGGCAGGACATCATGTGCAGCAACGACTACCGCCTACCAAACCAGTTTCCTCCCAACTCCACAGTACTAGACATTGGGGGGCACGTCGGGATCTTTGCCAAAGCCTGTCTGACTCGTGGGGCTCGGGTGGTTTCCGTAGAACCTCACCCCCAGAACTTTGCCGACCTCTGTGCCAACCTGTCAGACAACGGAAACTGGGAAGCCTACCCGGTAGCAGCTTGGGATCGAAATGGGCCTCTCTGGTTCCGCTCTGGCAGCCACACTGGAGAGGGTTCGGTACACAGCGACAGCGGTGAGCTGCGCTGCTGGGGAGTTCCCCTAGCAGATCTGATCGACCTCTGTGGAGGATCCGTCTTCCTACTCAAGTTGGACTGTGAGGCCAGCGAGTGGGTGCTGCTCCGACAGGATCTCTCACAAGTCCAGCATGTCTGCGGAGAGTACCACCTGCATCACACGCCGTTCGTACTAGAAGACCTATCTCCCTTGCTCAGCGCCCAGGGATTTTCCGGGATTGAGGTGCTACCCAATCCAAGGGATCCGAAGGTGGGTCTATTCTTCGCCCACCGCGCATAAAAAACCCGGCCAGCATGGGGTCTGGCCGGGTCACCCTCAGAGCGCCTTCCCTCAAAGGCTCTACACCCTACGAGTATCATACCCACCCCCCAACTCTAGTCAAGTCCTTCCTTGACGACCTAGACAATATCTGGTAATATACCTGTAACTGCACAGAGGAGTGAAACCATGGTTCGCAAGAAGAAAGTGATGACACCCGCCGAAGTTCAACAGCAGGGAATCGAAGCCTTCCTGGATCTGACGCCCCTCCCCGATCCACCCAGCGCCACCTCCAATCGCGTGCGAGGTTGCCGCTCCGGCCTGGGGGTGCGCAGCTACATCTGGCACTTGCTGGCTGCCAACGAACGGCTACCCAAGTCCAAGAAGATGACCAACATCATGATCGAGAAGAACGTCCGGGACGAGTATCCCGACCGAACGGAGTTGCACAAGTCCCTGGAGCAGGGACTGCAATCGGTCAACTGGTGGCGGCATCTGTTCAACACCCAGAAGCTGATCTCCACTCTGAGGACGGCCATCATCAGCCTGCGCTACGATCACCACGGGGACCCGGTGGATTCGCGTACCGGGAGCAAGGTGCTCTCCGAATCCCAGATCCACGACCTGTGCCGGAAGTATGATCTGGAAGATCCTCGGTTCACCTGATTTTTCCACCTTAACCGAGGGTTAGTACGGATGCCCAATCGCACCTGGAAGCAAGCTGAACGGAGGGGAGCGCGGGAGTTTGGCACGCAGCGCAACTCCCTGTCGGGAGGAAACTCCAAGGTCACGCGCTCTGACAGCCTGCACCCCACGCTTTACATCGAGCAGAAGTACGCCCGGAAGCACGCCGTTTGGACGCTGTATGACGAAACCCTGCCCAAGGCGCGCGCCGAACAGAAGACGCCCGTACTCCTCCTGCATCGGAAAGGTTCTCCCGGTTTCTTGGTGGTGTGCCACACCCAGGACCTGGAGGAGGTCTGCCGCGCGTGGCTCGGAGCCCACCAGGGCCTGCCTCGTATCCTGGCCGGATCCCTGGACATCTCCGACCACACCCCGTTTCCTCCAGAGAAGGAGGTGCCGGAGGGGTTACCTCGTAGACGGAGAAAGAAGAAACTGGTCTGATACACCCATCCTCGGAGTGAACCATGACTACCTACCTACCGGTACAACTGCGCATCGTGGGCGCAGAGCTACGTCGCGTGTGGCGGCTGTATGCCACAACCTGGAAGAAGTGTCAAGCCTGCCCTCTGGGTGACTTGGCTACCCACCATGTTTTGGCCCGGGGCACCATCCCTTGCCGAGTCTTGTTTCTAGGGGAAGCTCCCGGTAAGACAGAGGATGCTTCTGGCTATCCCTTTGTGGGTCCTGCTGGAGCTGTTCTGGAACAGCTGATTATCCAGTGCCCTACGCTGCACCTGCCAGCCCTGCCTTCGTTTGCTGGTAGGTCTGGTCTTACCTGGGCTATCGTCAATGCCCTGGTCTGTGCCCCTTGGGAATTGGAAATGCCCCACGTAGTAGACCCCCGCAAGCGTTCCCTGCGGCAGAGTCTGCGCACACCCAACTTGCCAGAGATCAAAGCCTGTGCGCCGCATGTTAATCAACTGCTGGATCTCGCCCAGCCGGAGTTTCTGGTGCTCTTAGGCAAGGTAGCCCAAGAGGCTACAAATCACTGTCCCGCCATCAAGGAGGTGCCTCACGTTCTACATCTCCAACACCCGGCCTTCATCCTCCGCAGAGGTGGAGCTTCTTCCGTGGAGTTCCAACGTAACCTGCACTTGCTTCGACGGACCCTTCAGGAACACAAGTCATGAGGAAGAAACGCAAGATCGGCTTGCGCAAGTCCGAGTTCAGGACCCGGAAGAACTCCTCTCGGACCCGCGCCAAAACCAGTCGTAAGCGGAAGTATCCCCGCACGCAGTTCCAGCCTTCGCGTCCCTTGCCCCGGAGCAAGGAGCCTGTCTGGGACCTGGATCGGGATGGGATCACCTATAGCTCCCTCTCCCGCTTCCTGGTCTGCCCGGAACGGTTTCGCATGAGCATGGTGGAAGGTTGGTCGGAAACCGGACTCAGCGCCCCGCTGGAGTTTGGCACGGCCTTCCACCTCTGTCTGGAGTACATGGCTGCCGGGCACACGCTCCGGGAAATTCCCACCCTGCTCAGTGGCTACGTGCCCCAGCGCGCTGCGGCCAGTAAGTTGACCCCAGAGCAGATCCAGGAACTGGAGACGCTGGTGGGCATGGTGGTCGCCGTCCATGCGGGCTACGTGTCCTACTGGCAGAAGTCCGACCAATCCAAGCAGTACGTGGCGCAGGAGGAGAAGTTCGAGATCCCCTACCGGTTGCCGTCAGGGCGCACCATTAAGCTCCGAGGGCGCTGGGACGAAGCCTTCCGGGACCTGGAACAGGGTGGACTCTGGCTCCAGGAGAACAAGACCAAGGGGCAGATCGACGAGACGGGCCTGCAAGCTATGCTCAGTCAGGATCTGCAATCCATGTTCTACTGCGTAGCCCTGGCCTGCAAGTTCGGGGAGTCTCCCCAAGGCATCCTCTACAACGTCATCCGCCGACCCCAACTGCGGCAGAAGAAAGGCGAGTCCCTCGGTCAGTTTCAGGACCGGGTACAAGAGGATGTGTCCTCCCGCCCCAGTTGGTACTACATGCGGTGGCAGACTTCCCTGGAACCGGGAGACTTGGCATATTGGTGTTCCCGTTCCTTGCATCCCATCCTGGAAAGGTTGGTAACGTGGTGGGAAGACCTGAAGCAACACCCTTTCGATCCGTGGGGAGCCAATACCGTGGAGTGGCAAGTGCCCTGGACGGGCGAGACGATTCAGGTTCCCCGCCTGGACAATCACTTTCAGCGGCCCTTCGGGGTCTACGACTCCTTGAGCCAGGGACAGCGCGGAGATTTCTTCGAGTTCCTGACCCGGGGCAGTCTGTACGGACTGACTCGTCGGGGAGAACCCTTCCCGGAACTGAGCGAATAATTTGGCTCTAGCCCTTGACAAGAGTACCTGGGTCGATATGATCTAGGTACAGTAATCACCTGCCCTCAGGAGTGACCCATGGCTACCACCCACAAGCTGAACCGTACCGTCCGACAACGACGGAACGACTCAGCCGACCAGAAGCCCCGTCGTGAACTATCCCTACCCACCCTGGAAGACCTCAACGAAGTTTCACCGAGTTTCTTTTCCTACAACGTCTGCATTTTCGGGGAGAAGGGGGTGGGCAAGACCAGCCTCGCCTCCCAGTTTCCCCAGTCGCTGGTGTTCCAGTTTGAGCGTGGTCGCAGGAACCTTCCCATCCGGCAGATCCCACGCCGGTTGTCGGACGGGACTCTGGAGCCACCGCTTTCCTGGGACGAAATCGACAAGCCCTGCACACCTTTCCTGCCCCTCCTCTTGATGGCAATAGAAGAACCTACCATCCAGACCATCGTGGTGGACACGGTTGACAGGATGTACGAAGCGTGTTTCGACTACTGCTGTTGGGAGGAGGGGGTTAAACACCCCAGTGCTGCTGACGAAGGGCATCAGGTCTGGAACAAGATCAAGCAACAATTTGAAGGTGCGCTGGGCATGGTGCAGGACGCAGGCAAGCAACTGGTCCTGATCTCCCATGCCCGAGAGAAGGAGATCATCTCCCGTCTGGGTGCCGAGTACACCATCGTCTGTGCCACCTGCACCCCGACTGCCTGGAAGACCATCCAGACCATCTGCGACTTCGTGTTCTACTACGGGTTCTACGGTTCCCGTCGCGCCCTGAAAGTCCAAGGGGACGATCAGATCGTGTGCAGCAATCAGGTCCCGGGGCATTTCTGCTCCCCAGAGGGAGAGCCTCTGGAACTGCTGGACATGGGACACAATCCCGAAGAAGCCTTCCAGTCCTTGCTGGCGGGCTTCAACAACCACTGTTACGACTTGCAAGGTAAGCAATCGAGTACCACCACACCTACCCCCAAGAGGAGAAAGAAGAGCCATGGCTAAGACCAATCAGAGTGGCAAGTCCCAGACTGGCACCACCCGTAAGGACTTCCTCAATGCCGCCAAGCGCCTCCGGGAAGCCTGGAACAAGGCCCGGAAGGTCAAGGACAGCGGAGGTGCCGCCAATACCCGTAAGATCATCGAGGTCCTGGACCTGGGTGACGGGGATCGCCTGAACATCGTAGCGCGCCTCCACGAGGTGCGCTGTGGCAAGGACAAGAAGAACAACCCCTACGTCTCCTTCGCCTTCACCGGCACCCGAGGCAAGTCCAAGGGTCTCAAGTTCGACATCTTTCGCGGCCTGGGCGAGCGCAAGTTCAAGTCCGGGGATACGGTTTCCGCCGAGGAAGCCATGGAGCGTTTGTTTGTGGACCTCCAACGGCTGGACTATGATACGGACGGCCTGGAGCTGGACGAGGAGTTCTTCGACATCCTGGACGAACTTACCAAGGAGAAGCCCTTGGTACAGCTCTCCGTGGGTCGCTCCGGGGAGTTTGTGAACACGTACCTCAACAAACGACTGGAGGCAGACGGTGAGCCGGAAACATCGGAGACGACAGAAGAGGCGGGAGACGATGACGAGGATGGACCCGATGTGCCTGCTGACGAGGAGGACGATGACGACGGCGACTCTGAGGCCGACGACGACTCCGCAGACGATCAGCCTGTTTCTGCGCGGGGGCGAAAAGCTGCTGCCGGAGCAGGAAAGGGCGCTGCTGGAGCTGAAAAGCGAGGTGCTCCAGTAGACCCGGACGATGATGATGACGATGATTCCGACGACTCCGACTCCGACGACGATGATGACGACGCCGATGACAGCGGCGAGTCGGAAGAGTCGGAGGATCCGGCCAAGGACGACGCGGTGATGTACCAGCCCAAGGGCTCCAAGTCCCCTGTGGAGTGCCAAGTGGTTTCCGTCAACAAGGCTGCCCGGACGGCCTCTGTACGTCGGCTGGAAGACGGCAAAGAGTTCAAAGGTGTCTCCTGGGACAAGCTGGAGGTGATCTTCGAGGAGGACTGATTTTTCCCACGCTATCGTAGGTGTTGTGGCCTTCCGTGAGACCCTACCCGGTTGTCAGTGGCCGGGTAGGGTTTTTTCACTTCCCTCAGATGCAGGAAGCTACGCCATGCCTCACCCGGAGTTTATTGCCCTGGACACAGAATGTACGGGGCCCGACTTTGTTCACGGCTGCCAACCCTTCTTCGTCTCCACCATGGACTCCGATGGTTGCCAGGAATGGTGGCGATTCGATGTCAACCCTTACACCCGCCTCATAGAGCACTACCACAAGAGCGCAGTGCGTCTGATCCGCAAGCGACTACAGAACGCGGGCAAGATCGTCTTTCACAACGCTACCTTCGACATCCAGGCGCTCAACTGCCTGGGTATCACTTGGACCCAGGATCTCTGGGACAAAACCCACGACACGCTACTCTCGGCGCATGTCCTGGACTCCAGTGAACCGCACGGCCTGAAGTACCTGGGCAAGAAATACCTGGGCATCTCCACCGAGGATGAACAGATACTCCTCAGAGAGGTTGCTAAGGCGCGTGCTATCGCCAAGAAGCGTGGCTATCGTCGGGCGGAAGTGGGTGACCCTCACTTCCCCACCCAGTCCTCGGGGTTCCTGAAGATGGACTCCTGGCTGCCAGCCACGATTGCTCGCCTGAATTTCCAGGAGTATCCGCCCACCCATCTCTGGCACACTGTCCTGGACAAGTACGCCTGCTTGGACGCCGAACGCACAGCGCTCCTGTTCTATCTCCACCAGGAAACCCTGCTCGATGAGGGTTTGCTGGAACAGTACGAGCGGGAGCGACAGCTATTGTCTGCCGTCTACTCCCTGGAACTGCGCGGGGTGTCTCTGCGCCGCAGAGCCTGCCGCCGCGAACGCCACCGTTATCGCAAGATCGTGCTCCGTTCCGAACTGGGGTGCCAGCAGATCGCGCGCTCCGTGGGCAAGCCTCAGCTGAATGTCCGCAGCCACCCTCAGATCCGGGAGTTTCTCTACCAAACCCTGAAGCTCCCGGAGATTTCCTGGACTGACTCCGGCGCTCCCTCCACGGACGCCAAGGTTCTGCAAGAGCTGTTCGAGGACAAATGCTCTTCGCACAGTCTGGCGCACGACTTCTTGCAGGAGCTGATTAACTTCCGCAAGTACACCACTGCCGAGAACTACCTGCGCAACTACGTGCATAGTGCCTGCTACGAGCATCCCGGCTGGGTGCTGCACCCCAACTTCAATCAGGTGGGCACCCGCACCACCCGCTTCAGCTGCTCCAATCCCAATGCCCATAACGTCGGCAAGGGAGAGTCTTGGGGTGACGGTGACCCAGAAGCATCCCAGTCCTCACAGAAGGAGTTTCAGCTCCGCAAGGTTTTCGGACCCCACCCCGGCAGAGTCTGGGTTTCCATGGACTATTCCAACCAGGAGCTGCGCATCGCGGCCTACTCAGCCCAGGAGCAGGAACTGATCCAGGCGTTCGAGAGTGGAGTTTCCGTCCACCTGATTATCGCCCAGGAGCTGTTTGGCAGTTGGGTGACCAAGGAGTCCGAAGTCTATGACCGGGTGAAGTCGGGCAACTTTGCCATGATCTACGGAGCCACCGTGGGCACCGTGGACGCCACCTACGGTCTGGAAGGCGGCTATCAGAAGGTGATGTCCCGCTTCCAGAATTTATCCCGCAGTATGGAGGAGAAAGTACTACTGGCGGAACAGTACGGCTACATCACCACCTTAGGAGGCTATCACTTGGGGGTGGACCTGAGTGACCGCACCTGGAAGCAGAAGCCCTACAACTACTTCATCCAGGGTAGTGCTGGCGAGATGATGAAGGAGGCTATCCGCAGCTGCCATGCCTACCTGGAGCAGGAGTTCAACGAACCCTCTCGGTATCCCCTGCCCCGACCTCCAGCCTTCATCACCATGACCATTCACGATGAACTGGTCTTTGACCTGGATGTCCACCTCCTGCAAGATCGTCCCCAGACCGTGGACTGTCTCCGACAACTGATGGAATCCGCTGCCCAATGGCTGGGAATCCCTGTCCCAGTCTCCGTGTCCCTCATTACCCACGACTGGTCGCAGAAAACACCCTGGCAACCTACCCAAGGAGTCCAAAATGCCTCGACGTAAGGAACAACCGGATCGTTCCCCCCTCGAAGTCCTGCGATTCCACGGTGTCATTTTCTCCAGAGAAGACCAGCACCAGTGGCAAGGTCATTGCCCCTTTTGCCTGTCAGAGGAGCACTTCTTCGCCAACCCGGAAACCGGCCAGTGGGATTGCAAGGTCTGCCAGGAGTCGGGTAACGCCTACAGCTTCCTGGAGAAGCACTACCTACGGTGCCTGGAAGCTACCACCGAGGAGAACTATCGCCAGCTGTCCGCATTGCGGGATCTTCCCTGGAAGGTCTTCCTGCGTCAGGCACTAGCCTGGGATCCCATCCAGGAGCGCTGGCTGATCCCGGTTCGCAATGGTGGGGGCAGGCTGGTCAACTTGAGAGTCTGGGACCCGTCCCCGGAGTCGGAGATCCACCACCAGGGGCGGAAGCTCCTGGGGACCACGGGCTGCAAACTCCACCTGTTCCAAGCCTATCCCACTCCAGTAACGGACCCCTTACAGCCCGTTTCTGACTCCAACCCAGCCATTCCTTGGAATACCAAGGGACCCGTCTACCTCTGCGAGGGGGAATGGGACGCTATGGCCTGGGACTACCTCCTGCGTGGCGCAATTTCTGCTGATCCTACGTGCCATCCCGGCGCATACACGATCCTGGGCGTCCCAGGAGCCGGTTTTCTCTCCAGCAAGAAAATCTCTGAGCTACGGACTGCGTTCGCGGGCTTGGATGTCATATTTCTGTTCGACCATGACCAGCCACGGGAGGTCTCACCGGCTACGGACTCTCGACCGGCGAGGATTGTGCAACCTGGGAAAGATGGGATGACTAAAGCCTGTGAGTTGTTATCCAGCACGGCTCCCTCTCCCAGCAAGCTCCGGTGGTTGGATTGGGACCCAGAGAAGCATCCTCTGATCGGGGAGGAGAAATGCGACATCCGGGATTACATTTCCCGTTGGGCGCAGGAGTACGGGAAGGACTCCAAGCCGGATTGTCTGAAGACCATCCAGCAGCAGTTGGCTTTCTGGAAGATCCCGGAAGACAACCTGCCTCGTGCCACCGAAGCCTACCGTCCCACGGTCATCCGTACCAAACTGCCGGAAGTGCTTCAGGATTTCCGGGAACAGCTCTACACTGACTCGTCCTTCACTGATGCCATCCGACTGGCAACGGCCTGCGTGTTCTCCATCGAGATTCCGGGAGATCCCATCTGGATGTTCCTGGTAGGTTCCCCTGGTTCTGGCAAGACCACGCTGGTGGAAGGTTTTGGGCGTTCCAACCAGCATGTGGAGGCGCTCTCCAAGGTCACCAGCAAGAGTTTGGTTTCCGGCTGGCGTACTGATGATGGGGAGGATGTCTCCTTCCTGCCGCTCTTGGATCGCAAGACACTGGTGGTCAAGGATTACACAGCCGTGCTCTCCCTACCCACCCAGGTCCAGGAGGAGTTGTACGGGATGCTGCGGGACATCTACGACGGGGTGGTGAGGGTGCCCTACGGCAACAACCAGATGCGGTTCTATCCCGACCTGACCTTCTCTTGCCTGTTCGCGGTTACCGATGAGATTCACCGGGATAACCGCAGTACGCTGGGAGAGCGCTTCCTCAAGGTGGAACTGCTAGGATCAGGCCACAATGAAGCTGCCCACATCGCCTCAGCCATCGAGGGATTTTCCCGCAAGAAGGATCGAGGCAAGATCCTCATGGATTCCCTGGTCAGCTTCCTGGATCACACCAAGGAGCGTTTCCGTAGTCACCCGGAGCGTCTGCCAGAAGTCCCAGAACATCTGAAACAACGCTTGATTGCCCTGGTACGGATTATTTCCGCACTACGCACAGGGATAGCACGGGAACGGGATGGTGGGTTGCTCTACCGCACCCGTCCTGAGATTGGTTCCCGGTTGGCTACCCAGCTGGTGAAGCTGGGAATGTCCTTGGCGATCATGGACGATGTGCCGGAGATCACCGCAGAGCACTACCGTCTGCTCCAGAAGGTAGCCTTCGACACAGCTTGTGGGTTTCCCCTGGAGATTGCCAGAGAGCTGTCCCAGGTGGAATACCTGCTTACGGAAGACCTTCTGCATCGGCTACAGATCCCCATGAGCAGCTTGTCCCGTCGTCTGACGGACATGCAGACGTTGGGAGTGCTGGAGCAGCGCCGAGTGGATCGAGCGGGGAGGGGACGCAAGCCGGATTCCTGGAGACTGTCCGACAAGGTGCGCAGTCTCTGGGAGGCTGCCCAGATCAATGAGGAGGTGGTGGCTCAGGCTCCCCATCCTCCAGAGGGTCCCCGGAGGGTGCGCAGGCATCACCGACGCAAGTTGGGAGTCTACAGCCGAGGGTAGTCCAGATTGACAAGGAGTTGCTCCAGGATTATACTCCGGTGGCACACACGAGCCCCCAGTCCTACCAACTAATTTCAAGTGAGGAGCCCATGGAACCTACCCCCAAGCCCTGGTACACCAGCAAGCTCATCTGGGTCAATCTGATTACTGCCGCGATTTCCATGTTGGCAGCACTGCAAGGAGCGGAACTCATCAAGGAGTTTCCCCATTCCGTGGCGGTAGTGGGCTTCATTATCGCCTTCCTGAATATCATACTCCGGCTCATTACCAACCAACCAGTTACCCTGAGAACACCACCGGCTCCACTGGTCTTGCCGGTCCTGCTCTGTGTCATCTTGGGGGCCGATACCTGCTGGGCCCAGAGGGCTAAGGCTACCCTGACGGGGCCTAAGGAGGTGATTTCGGGAGACATCATCAAAATTGATGGCTCCCAAAGCGAAGGCACCTCCTTCGCCTGGAAACTGGTGAATCCTGACCGGCCTGACCGGGCTTTTTTTCCCGGTGAGCGTAACACGTACATTCTGTTCAGCGCCGGGGTCTTGCAAGAGCGGGTGTTCACCTTCTGCTTCGTCGCAGCGGGGGTCAACCCGAACGGAGGTGCGGAAAGCGACATCGCCTTCCACGACTTGCTCGTCAAGCCCTTGTACGCACCAGCACCGGTCACTCCGGTTACCCCTGTTACGCCGCCTGTTACGCCGGTAAACCCTCCTCAACCCCCGGCAGGGAAGGTCACGGGGGTAGTGTTGCTGTGGGAGACAGCGGATTCGACTCAGCAGCAGCAAGCCCTGTTACTGGCTCTCCGGGGGGACGAACGGATCAGCAAGGTAGTGACAGCGCTGGACAAGGACGCCGAGAATCGACCGCTAGTGGACAAGCTCACCAAGTTTCTCGGCGGAAAACCACTACCACGACTAATCGCTCTCGGAGAATCTGGCCCCGTCTTTTCCGTTGAAGTGCCTTCCAACCTGGAAGACCTGCGCACACTCCTCCAGACCTGGGGACTCTGACATGCCCGTGGATCACGACTACACCAGCCCGGACTTTGCTCGGTTCCCCAGTGAGTTTCTGGATGTCCCCGATTTCAGCGTCATGGCTGAGGAGGGTGGCTTCGAGTGTGGCATGATCCCCGACCCTGATGAGTTGGAGCAGCTGATATTAGCCCGTCCCTTCCGGGAGCGCATGGCACTCATCCCAGAGGATGAATGGCCGGAGCGGATCGCAGACATCGACAACTCGCCCCATGGCTGGCTGGAGCGTCTGATCCGCAAGATCAAAGCCCAGTTGAGGGAAGGCTCCTGTGTCTATAACGCTGCTGGGCAGGGCTTGGAGCTGGCCTCCATCAAGACCATGGGAGCGGATTACTGGGTAGAGCTGAGCGCCATCAGCGGTTACCGCTGGAATGCCGCTGGTCCTCGTACCGGCTCCAATGTCGGGCAGTCCCTGAACCACATCCGGGAAGTGGGCTTGCTGCCCGTCAACAGCGAACGTAACAAGGAGCTGCTCCAGCAAGGGAAATTCCAGCATACCCATCCTGCGACTGGCTATTACAACAAGTTCCAGCCGGGTTGGCAGACCACTGCCAAGATGTTCCGGGTCCGGGAGTGGTTGAAGCTGGGTTCCGTGGAGGAGTGGGTTTCCGCTCAGTTGCAAGGGTTGCCTTGCATCGGTGGGCGGGACCGGCATTGCATTTGTCATGTCCGACCCCTGATGAAGTCTGGTCGCCCCAACAGCCTGTATGTCAACAGCTGGGGTGTCCAGTGGGGTCTGACTTACCGGATTGCCACGGGTGAGTCCCGTGGTTTTGGTGTGGATTCCCTCAGCAAGATCGCCACCATGGTGGGACGAGGGGCCTACGCCATTCGAGATGTGTACCTGCTGCCCTGGCACCCGTTGTACTTGGCAGTCTAACCACCTATCAGGAGTTAAGTCATGAACGTAGCCAAGAGGATCCGGTTGGGGATTACCCTCCCCAACCTCATCGCCAAAGCCCAAGAGCTGAAGGCCGATAACAAGGAAGTAACCCCCGAATCCTTGTTGAGTGCCATGCTGGATGACCCCCAGGTTTCCGGTGCCCTCAAGGGTGACCTGGATGGCCTGGATTGGGAAGCACTCCTGGACTTCGTAATCAAGTTCCTGCCCCTGATCCTGAAGATCGTGGCCTTGATCTGAACTTGCCCCACCCTCCCTCGAAACCACCACCGATTTTTTCCGCCTTAAACAGGGGTAGGTATCATGATTCTGGTCTATCAGGACGAGGACAAGCACTGGCGTTGGCAGGTGACTGCCAAGAACAAGCGGGTACTGGCTAACAGCGCCGAAGGCTACAAGCGCCGCATCGACTGCGTACGCGCGCTCCAGTCAGTACGGCTCCTGCTCAACAACCACTTGGCGCAGGTGGAGGAGCAGTTACGGGAGAGTTCCCGCAGCCGCAAAGCCTCTTCCAAGAGCTGACTACCCATTCCGGGCTTCAGTTCGCAGTTAGCGAACATCTGGAAGAACATCCTCATCAGTTAGCAGCATGGGCAAGCGCAAGAAGCTCCTCCGGCGACCCTCTGTACCACCAGCCTTGTCGGCACGGGGACTGGAGTTGCGGTGGATGCGCCCGGAGGAGCTGGCTGCCAACCCCTTGAACTGGCGCATCCACAACCAGCGCCAGCGTCAAGCCTACCAAGCCCTGCGGCAGAAGGTGGGCTGGGCCGGAGCCCTACTCTACAACCTGCGCACGCAGCGGATCATCGACGGGCACATGCGGCTCGATGAGGCCGAACGGAATGCCGAGGGGGAAGTTCCCGTCCTGGTAGGCGAGTGGTCTCCCGAGGATGAGCAGATCATCCTGGCCTCCCTGGATCCCATCGGAGCCATGGCTGTCACGGACCATGCGGCCCTCAAGAGCCTCTCCCAGGCCAACCGTGCCACGCTGACCGGTCAGCAGACCCAAGCCGCCTCCCGTCTGCGGAAGCTCACCAAGGACCTGGAGCACTACGCCAACTCCGTGGAATCCGGGGACGCTCCCAGCTCCCTGCTGCACTCGGAGTTGACGGGCCGCGCCCGGGACCACGCAGCCCTTTCCTCCAGAGAACAGGAGGTGCCGGAGGATGACTCGTCCCCTCCCGAAACCGGCTATCGTCCTCAGGAAGAGGAGGACACCGAAGTCTACTCCCGCCCGGAGATCAAAGACGAGGTATTCTTCCCGACGCTGAACTCTTGGGGGATCCCAGAGCTGCTCCCGGAACTCCTGGCTACCCCGGAGCAAGCCCCGGAGCTGACCTGGGATCGCACGGAACGGACCCTGACTGACAAGTCCTACTTCTGCCAGTCGGGACGGAGGTTCCTCTTCAAGCCCCCCTATGCCACTGGCCGGGATGTCTTCCCGGGTGGCTGCCTGGGGTTCTTCACCGAGGACTGGAGATTCGAGCACGTTTACGAGTACCCTTCCGACTATGCCCAGCAACTGCTGGACGAGGACTGGACCTGCGTAGTCGCGCCCGACTTCTCCATGTATTCCGACTACCCCTTCCCCATGCGCCTGTGGAACCTGTACCGCAGTCGCTGGTGTGCCCGTTACTGGCAGGAGCTGGGGATCCGCGTGATCCCTGCTGTCCAGAACCTGGAGCCGGGCCCTTCTGGCCTACTCTCCGAGGAAGCCTCTCTGGTGCTGGATACCCTGCCTGTTCCCTGCCCGGTCCTGGCAATGCAATCCCGGACCCTGCATCGGGGCTGCACCTATGAAGGCTTCGCAGCGCTGGTCAACACTGCCGTGGAACGCCTGCAACCCCAGCTGGTGATGATCTACGGCGGCTATGAGCATCAGCGGAAGTTCCATGGGTATTTGACGCGAGGACCGGAATACCGGATGTTGGAGTCCTACACGGGAGCCCGGAAGCGCAAACGGAGGGTGGTGGAGTCCAAGACCGTCCCAGCTCTGGGAACATCCCGTCCCAATAACCGGGCTCGGAAGGTGATCCGCACTGGAGGTTGACCATGGCTAAGAAGCGTACCCGTATCCCTGGATTTGATGCCCCCCGAGCCAAGCCCGGTCGCAAGCGGAAGAAGATCACGGGTCTGGATGTCAGCACCCGCAAGAAGCGCCGGGAAGCCAAGTCCCAGCGCACCAAGTCCAGTCAGACCCCTGGACGGGCCAAGCAGCGCAAGGCAGCCGCCAAGGCGCGCCGGGGGGCTGCCGCTGCTTCCAAGGCCGCTCGTGCTGCCAGTGGCCGGAAGCGCAAAGCTAACCCTGCCAAGCCTGCCAAGCGTACGCGCCGGGTCGCCAAGAAGGCTACCCGCAAGCGGCGGCGCTTCTGATTCCGGTCCCTGTTTTGACACGGAATTAAATCCACACTAAACTACCAGAAATGGTAGCCATGTGTCCCCGGTTTCCGGGGTTACCCGATAGGCCCATCCGAGAGCTACCATCAGGGTGGGTGGAACTTCCACGTAAAAGGGTGGGAAGTCATGATTAGCCTGGACATCAACGGCACGTTCCATCTCTCGTCCAAGACTGAAAGCGCGGGCACGGTCATCACGGCCCTGGTGGCTCCCAAGAAGCGATCCATTACTCGTATTACGGAGCTGCTTTACACCAGCGGCACCACGGCGCACACGCTGACCATTCTGCGCCCCGTAGCGCGAACCACCATTGCCTCGGCGGTCACGGCTTCGGCCAACACCATCACCCTGACCTCGGTGGGTGTGGCTCTCAATCCCTCGTCTGGTGCCGTCGAGAATCTGGCAGCCAACGACTACATTGCCTGGGAACAGGACGACGGGACTTTTGACTACGACATTATCAGCGCCATCAACACCACTACCAAAGTGGTCACGCTGACCGGCACAGCTGCCTCGGCAGCCGCTGCTGGCAGGTACGTCTGGCAGTTCATGGAAGTGGGTCGAGCCAGCCATGTGATCTTGACTCCGCAGGTAGCCTTGGCGACCTACTACACCTCGTTCACGACCCGGTTTGCCAACGAGACTGCCGGGGTCTGCACGTCGGGGATTCCCAAGGATGTGGACCCCTACAACTACAGCCAGTCGGGTATCCAACGCTACGCTCCGCTACTGTTGCATTCCACCAATGCCACGGCGGCAGGCAAGATCGTGGCGGTCAACGGCTACTACGCCCGGAAATGAGGGCAGCTGACAATCTTCGCAGGACAGTGCTTTGTCGTCGCGGACCTCCTGGAGAGTGACCGCGCTTTCTCTCCAGGAGGTACTTATCACCACCTCAGTTAGAGATCTGCCATGGCTACTCGCCTTCGTCGCCGTCATCAACTGAAGCGCTCCGGGGGCAAGCTCTCGGCAGCTGTGACTCTGGGACGCCGAGGAGGCTTGCGAGGCGGCCCTGCTCGCGCCCGGTCCCTGACCCCTGGAGAGCGGACCAAGATCGCTCGCATGGGGGCCCGAGCCAAGAACTCTGCCGCCACTCCTCGCCGCAAGTACCGCCGGGGCACCTATGGAGCTGGTGGCAAGAAAGGCTGATCCTGCCCACGAAACCCTACTTTGCCTGAAAGGGGGTGACCAATGTGCGGCTCTTCTTGTGGGGCTCCCAAGACCAAGAAGCGGAAGCTCAAGCCCCGCCCCAAACCACGTCGCGTAGGGTAGGTGGTTTCGAGGTCCAGGCTTCACTCCCCTGGTAACCTCAACCCCGGTGCCACTTCACCTTTCCTGGCACCGGGGTTTTTCTTGCGCTGGTGCTTGAGCGCTCAAGCGCGCAGCCGCGATCTCCGCTTTCCTCCTGGCCCTGGCGGCTAAAAAACACCGGCCCATTCGGGGGGCGGGAAAATCCCACTGCCCGCCTCGAGGAAATTCCCCGCCGCCCACGTCAGGGAAATTCCCGGCCATCCGCGCCCTAGCTTGGTCACCGGGAAATTCCCGGTCATGACCACCCACGTCTACTGCCAAGATATTTTGCAGATTCTTCCTATTTCTGCCGATAGTAGTCTTGACGCGAGTATTCCTGGCGATAGACTTATGGCAGAGTCGCAAACGTCCTTCCCTCAGAGGAGTCGAAACCATGACCGCCGACATCAGCTTTGTGAATGGCCGCGCCGAAGCGTTCACCTCCTTGCGTCCCGCTTGGTGGGACCGGGACTCCGAGTACGTCACCGACCACCACCTGACCTCGGAAGAGATCTGGGGCGACCGAGGCTTGTTCAACTTCACCTACGAAAAGCGCCCCGTCTACGATGAGCACGGCAACCCTGTCCCGGGCTTCTTCCGCACCGTCCGCGCCGACACGAACCACACTGTCGGGTGCGGTGTCACCGACCGCTACACCATCGTGCAGCCCCGCGCTGCCCTCGGGTGGATGGACTCCCTGATGATGGACGGCGTGATGCGCTACGCCTCGGCTGGGGTGCTCAAAGGTGGGCGGGACCTGTGGATTCTGGGCGTCATCCCAGACGCGGAAAGATCCCCTATCGCTGGTGAAACCCACCACCATTACGTGCTCTGGACTGACCGTTTCGACGGTGGTGGCACGCTGAAGTGGTTCCCCTGCTCCACCCGCGTGGAGTGTGCCAATACCCTGTCCCTGGCACTGGGCGAACGTCAGGCCGACTTCAAGCCCTTACGCCACACTAGCTCCATTGGTTCCCGCTTGGCCGACGCTCGAGACGCCATCCTGGCTGCCAAGGAGACGTTCCGGCGCTACAACGCTGGTTGCTTGAAGCTGATTTCGTCCAAGTACACCCGGGACACCTGCCGCGAGTACATCGCCCAGTTGTTCCCTGCACCCCTGGACCCCACCACCAAACGGCCCTTGGAGAAGGGGCGCGCCCATACCTCCTGGCAGAACAAGATTCAGGAAGTCCGCACGGCCTTTGTCCATCCCGCCAATACCCGCGCGGACATGGTGGGCACCTACTACCAGTTGTTCAATGCCATCACCATGGCAGTGGATCACGGGCGGATTTTCCACAGTCGCGGTGAGTCCCAGGACCGGGCCGACAACCGGTTCCTGAACCTGATGTCCGGGCCCGGTGCCGAACTGAAGAGCCAAGCCTTCGAGCTGGCTTTGCAGATGGCAAGCTAACCCGTCAGAGGAAGTAACGCCTAACCTATAAGGAACCCAAGCCATGTTCTGAGCTGTCGCAGGCGGGCAGGCTCATCCCGCCGAGTCTGGACCTGGGGATTAGCTACCCCCAGAGAAAGGCGACCAGCGATGCCCTCGAGTGCCCCCGGGCGCGGACGACCCGGGGGCCTACGCTCCTCCGAGTTTTTCCCGCCCTATCACACCCTCAATAGGAACCACCCTCATGGCTACCAAGTACAGCAAACGCCACTACCAGCACCTCGCCCGCTTCCTGAAGTCCCAGCAACCCGAGAACCCGTACCGACTGCCCGAGCTGTCCTCGGAAGCGTCCCGCGCTCGCTATCGCTACTGGGAGCAACTGGTATTCAGCCTTGCAGACGAGTTGACCGAAGACAGCCAGCGCTTCAACCGCCTGCGTTTCCTAGCTGCCTGTGGTGTAGTCAAAACCCTGGCTGAGGTCTTCGCAGAGCATGAACACCCTGCCCAAGGTCTGCCTCGATTAACTGTTTCCGACCTGCCTGCCCTCGAACGCTTTCTCCAGGAGTGATCGCCATGACCATCAGCAGCTTTATCTGTGCCGAACCTGCAATCTCCTGCCCCTGGTCCTGTGGTTTCGAGGACGACTGCGAGCACGGTTGGCACTTGGCCGACTACTACCACGTAACCTCAGAGTCCTGGCGCGTATCGAGGTACAGCGATGGCACCTGTGAACTCATCGACACCGAAGACGTTCCTGACTTTGACGCCTGCAACAAGGCATGGCAGGAATACTTCGCCTACGTGGTGGATACTGGGAAAGACCCGCTGAGTCAGTTCTATCTACCCCCGGCAGCTTACGGAGTCGTCCGCTCCCGTCTCTGGCAGGCCCAGATTCGGGCGCATATCGGGATGTCCAAGTCCGGGCCCCTGGTCAATGGCTTGCGCCGCAATGGCCGAGGTCCCTGGCTCCGTCCCGACGACGTACCTCGAGCAGTCCGCGACTACCTCGAACTGCTCCCGGAGCACAAAAACCGACTCTACAACTTTCGCGGCACCAAGGAGCACTCTTTCGCCACCCTGGAAGCATCCTCCATCGTGCGCAGTCGCAGGCCGGATAGCCTGACCCTGCTCATCTGGTTCCGCGTGGATGAACGGGGCCCCGCTTGGACCCCAGAGAAAATCCGGGCCTACTTGAAGAAAGTTGCCCGCAGAAACTTCAGGAGAAACCGCAGATGACTTCCCGACGACGCCTACACCCACCCCAGGCCAAGACCAAGCCCGACCAGCCGCCTCGAGAGCCCAAAGTTTACAGCGTCCCTGTGGGCTTCTGCGCAGTCACCACTGCGCACAGTCCCCAGGACGCCTATCGGCGCGTGCGTAGTGCCCTGGAGAAGTTCGAGGCGATCACCGACATGCGCATTCAGTTCGTGGGCTTTGAGCCCCTGTACCGACTGTGACCTTACACCCCACCTTTACCCCAGAGAAAGACTGCACCATGTCTGCTCGCACCGGTCGCTACAAGCTGCCTGCCGTATTCCTGCCCCCTAGCCCTGGTCGCCCTGTGAGTGGTCCCATCCGCCTCGGTGTCAACCAATGGGCAGTGCTCCAACGGTTGGTGCGATATGGTGTCTACCCTCGTGGGTGGCACTATGGCACCCGTTCCCGTACCGAAAACACCCTGGAAACTCTCTGCCACCATCAGCCACCCCTGGCTAAGAGAGAGCTTGTCCAGAACCCTGAGAGCATCTACTACGGGCAGACCATTACCCTGCCTACACTAGACGGGAGGGATGTCTACCAACTCCTGCGGAAGCTCTGCCAAGACAACCCCTGACGGTATTTTCCCACACTATTCGAGGTGACATACATGACTACCGAACCCGACCCTGATACCCTAACCGGCCTGACTCCGCTGAAAGCCATCCGGGCCAAGTGCCTCGACTGTTGCTGCTTCAGTGCCCATGAGGTGAAACTGTGCCCAGTCGTGAAATGCCCCTTGCACCACCTCAGACTCGGCATCCGCCCCTCAACCATTGCCAAGCGGTTAGCCGATAAGGAGTCAGCTACCCCCAGAAAGAAGGGCACACAACCTTTGCACCTCAGGAGGAAACCACCCCAGACCCCAAACATCGAATCCTAGCCTTCTAAGGCCATCGTAGGCCCGTGCGCAATCACGAAACCATCCCCCTAGCCACTTTGTACCAGGAACCATGTCATGAGCGCCAAGCCCAGCGTAGAACGCCACAAACGAGATTCCCAGTCATCACCCCCCAAAGGTGTATCCCCCACCTCTCAACCCCACATCACCCCCTTAGCGGACGATACCCTGCGCCCTCGTCGGGTGCAGTACCTGCTACAGATTCCCTCATCGGACTCAGACCGTCCGACGTTCCTGTTCGCCGTGGATCCGCCTATGCCCCTGGTCTGCGTGCTCTCTGGTTACCGGGCAGTGGACAAGCGAGACCTTGAAACCGGGAAGGAGGATCCCCTACGGGGTGGCATCGTAGCCCAGTACCGGCATACCACCGAGGCTACGAAGTACGTGCTCTGGACGGTGGACCTGGACAAAGGCGGGGCCATTTTCTGGGCAGCTGACCGAGAGGGAAAACCCCTGCTCCGAGGTCCCAAACCAGATCAACAGGTGCCGGTAGCCCTGGCTTGCCACACAGACCTACCGCATACCCTGACTGCCGCTGCCCAGGAGTCCTGGACCCGGCTGAATTACCGGGTCCATGTCAACTTCAATCCACTCCAGGGATGGCGCACTGCCCGGAAGCTGGAATAACCCTACTTTCTACCCTACGAACCCCGGCTAAGTCCGGGGTTTTTTATTGCACTGGGACTTTCCGGCCCCTATACTGCCGGGATGAAGCGCAAGAAAATACTACCTCCTGATGTAATCCCTATCGGTACACCAGCCGGGAAATCTACCAATGGTAAACCTCGTGGACGGGGAATTTCCGGCAAGCTACCCGGCAGTGCTGTAGCCCAGGATTGCCTGCCGGATGTCCCCCCACCTCCCCCAGGGAAGGGTGGGCGCGGCAGACCTTGGGGAGTCGGGAAACTCTCACATATCCTGCTCTACGAAGAGCACCGCTACCAGGAAGCGCTCATGAATCTGCGCCTCGGCGCAACCATGACTACGGTAGCCGCCATCTTGGGTGTTAAGTACGACACCCTGACCACTTGGCTCCGACGAGGTAGAACCACCAAGCGCAACCCTTACCGTAAATTCTGGGGGGATGTCGTCCAAGCCATAGGTAACGCGCGTCTCCTGGCCGAGGCTGAGGTCAAGAGCCGGGACCCGTTCAAATGGCTGAGGTATTCAGCCAGTTCCCGACTCCTGGGTGATGAATGGCGTGAGGACCCGGAACAGTCCCAAACGGTGAATCTCCAAGGCCCAGCTGCCAATCAATCCCAGCTGACCCAGCAGGATGTGATGGAAGCGCTCATCGAGTTACGCCGATCAGGCATTGACCTGAATGCGCTGGTAGACACCGGGGCCAAGTCCTTAACCCTGGCTGCCCCCGTCCAAGTCACCACTCCGGGAATTGTTCCCGCACTATCGCAGGATGTATCTATCCCAGAGAACGGGGGCGCAGGGGGTAGCTTAACCGGTCAAGCTGAATCTGGGAGCGACGACGTAGCCTACGATGACGATGAGGAGGGCGAGACTACCGAGGGTGAGCACTGGGGTGAAGGGGTGACTCCCTCCCTGCCACCGGGCTTTCTCCAGCACATCCAGACCATGCCCCCGGCTGGTAACCCTTCAGCCCTGCCACCCATCCAGATCCCTGGCAATCGAGCGCTGCCCTACCATGCCCGGTAGGGGTGCGGGTCCCATCCCCTAGCGCCCCCCCTTACCCTTCCGCTTGAGCGCGCAGTCCAAGGCTGGGAGCGTTTCCTGGCACTCACCCGTAGGGGACCCTCCGCTTGAGCGCTCAAGCGCGTGGGCGTGTTTTCGCGTTCCTCCCTGGCCTTGGGGCTTTTTCGCCCCAAAATTTTTTTTGCGCGGGGCGGGAATTTCCACGGACCAGCCCGTCCCGAGAAAACTACCTCTTTCGGGGGGGTATCCCCCGGTCGAGGGACCCCTAAGGTGGTACTGCCTACGTCCTACGCAAGGCTTGCCTAAAGTCTACTCACTCCGGCAAAATTGCCGATCTACCGCCACCATATCGGCAAAATTGCCGATAAATACCTAATTCCTACCTATCAGGTATGCTCACCAGATCGCACAGGATTGCGCAGGACGAGCGCGCGCCTCGGACGTACCTACACCCGCATCGGGCCGCGCGCGTCGATTCTGAGCCATTTAGATATTCATCGAAATACGCCTTAATCTCCCCCGAAAGTATGGGTCCTGGAAAGCGTCTCGGAACAGGCGTGGCGCTGGTCGAGTACAAAGGATTTTGTGGTCTTCCGGGCTGTCCGGGTCCCTTCCGGGAATTTCCCGGAATCTTGGGATTTTCCCTCAAGTCTACTTGCAATCTACTTACACGCTATATATCCTGTGTTTTGTTGGCTTGCACGGTGCAAGCCGGGGGAAGCCTGAAAGGGAAAGGAAAGGTGGAACGATGGCAACGAAGTGTGCGAGTCGCGGGTGCTTTGGCGTGGGGGTGACTGCTGCGGGCTTGTGCGAGGATTGCTGGGAGCAATCTCCTGCATACCTCCAGCGCAGGTGCATGGACGACTATAGCGCTACGCCTCGTCTGTTGTCTCCTCGGAAAGTCCCTCATGCTGTTCTCAGCTACGAACTAGAGACCGAACCCCGTGAGGGTGCCAACTACCGCGAAGCGTTGGCGGTAGCCGTCCACGGGTGTGCGTGTCGGGATGGGAGCGTCTCGGGACCCGAGTACAAGATCTCGGGCACGTGCTGCGGTACTCACAGTGTCGGCTACAAGCTGGTGTCCGTCGCGGAGCGGGCCCGTGCGGTCGGCCTGCGGGTCAATCGCAAAACGGGTCTCCACGTTCACATGGATCGCCGGGAGACTTCTTGCGCTCGTCTGCGAGAGTTGGCGATCTGGTTGGTGCGCAGTCAAGACCAGTTCGCGCGGGCCTGCCCGGCATCGCGCTGGGGCTCGCATTACGTGCAAGCCGTGTCGTCGCCTACTACGGTGATTGAGTATCTCCGTGAGGGCGTGCACTGGGGTAGTGTCGGGCTGGACCAGCACTATCGGTGGTTCAACATCTCCCGTCGCCACACGACGGTGGAGTTCCGTTGGCACCCGGGCACCATGTCCGAGTGGAAGTTGCGCGGGTATCACGATTACATGACTCACCTTGCGCACTGGTTCCGCGCTGAAGACCAACGGGAATTTCCCGAGAGCATCTTGGACGTCTGCCCGAGAGACTCGTTGGGTCATGAGTACATGTCTGCCCGGATAAGTTCCGGGGGATCCCTGCGGCCCGGGCGTCGTTCACAGGAAACTGACGGGGAGTAAGCTATGCTGCCTGATCTCGAACTAGCGCGGGAAGTTAAGGCACTGGGTCGGCTCATCCGGCCCGCATGGGTCGTCTCGCCGCGTGGCGTGGCGTTGGTGTTCGATCTGACGGGGCGGTCGGGCTGGGAGTGGTACGGCGACGATGTACGGGCGCTGCTGTCCGCATTGGGCCCGTTGCCGGTCTCCCTGGTGCGCGATGGTGGCAGGGTCTGCGGTCTGTCGGCCAAGTCTCTGCTCGGTGGTGATTTCGCCGGTCTGCGCTGGTTGTCTGCGCGGGAACCGGGGTGCGGTCTTTGGGTTTGTGTCGATCTGTAACGGAAAGGTGGGTGTGGCATGTGTCGTTTGGCGTTTCTTCCGGCGTCTCATGGGTTGTCTGCGAGCACGTTGGAATCGTTCTTTGCGGCGTTGGAAAGGTCCTGCGGTGGGCAGGGTATGGGGTTGAGTGCGCACGATCAGGAGGGCAACTGTGTTCACTTGTGCAAGGGCTTGCGGGTGAGTGCGAGGGGCAGCTCTAAGCGTGCGGTGGCGTGGGCTCGTGAGGGTTTGCACTGTCTGTTTCATACTCGGCTGGTCTCTGTCGGTCACCAGAGCGATGGGCAGTGTCATCCCTTTCACTGCTCTGGGCGCTTCACGGCGTGCACTGTGGCGCACAATGGAACGTGGCGCGAAGGCGAGATCGGCTCGCGCTTCATGCGTCTGCAAGGGTGGCAGGACTTGTCGGATAGCAAGCTGTTCGCGCTGCTGTATGCCGATTACGGGCCCTCCAGGATGCGGGAATTGCGTCTGTGGCCCGGTAGTGGCGTGTGGATGGTGATTACGGCGCTGAAAGGCAGATTCACGGTCTACCATGAGTCGGGAGACTTGAGGTATCACGCCGAGTCGGGCATCTACGCCTCGGAATTTCCCGGCTCCTTCGGTGCTACGGTCAATGTCGGTCTCGGAAAGCATGGTCTCCTCAAGCCGCCTCGGTCGGTGCAAGCCGATCCCGTGTGGCGTTCTACGGTCCAGGTGGGAACTTCCGCCTGGGCCACTGGCGTCTGCTGGGCTGCCGGGTGCAGCAAGCCTCGGATTGCGGGTGGCAGCTACTGTCAGGAGCATGCGAAGGAATCCGGCGGTCGGATGTGCATTCATCACCAGTGCACGCAACCCGCTGTGAGGTCGAATCCGGCGTACTGCGCGGCTCATGCGGTCGAGTGGTTGAAGTGCCGCGATGAGGACCTACCGCCCGAGTACAGGCTTCCCGAAGCCTACCGCGTGGCATGGTCTGATCGCACGGTGTACTAGGTCTGTCTGTCTGGAAAGGTGAGGTGAGGTATGAAATCCGTTGATGTCATGGTGGCGCGGGGCGACGAGTTGGAGTTCTCCGGGGATATTCCCGAGTGGTGCGTGCCTGAAGCGTGGTATGTGGTCATCCGGCGTGCGCCTAGTGGTGCGTGGCGCGTCTGTCCGCTGACGGCTGAATCGCGGGATGATGCGCTGCTGATGTGGCCTCTGGCGATTGCCTTGTTCCAGGTGATGGAACGGAAGGAACGCCGCGCGGCCGCCGCTTGGAACTAGGCCCGTCTGTCTGGCAAGGTGGTCCTAGCAGGCCGGAGTAACTTCCGGCCTTTCTTTATGCGCGGTAGGTCGTAGGTGAGTGGAGACGTAGGAAGGAGAGGGAGGACAGGCAGCCCCCGCTCCCCTGCGTCTCGCTCTCTCTGCCGACCAGCTACCGAGCCCCCTCGTCCCTCGACCAGGACGGGAGGGGCCGGACGGGCAGTGGACGCTGCGGCCAGTCGCAGGGGTTCGGTAGTCCGGGGGGTCCCCAATGGGAATCCTGTTCCTCCGTTCCCCTCAATCCTGTTCCTCCCCTCTCCCTACATACTATGGACCCTCCTTCTCCCTCGGAGTACGGCCTCCCTCCGGTTACCATTACCCTCCCTACTACTAAGTACAGTCTCCATACACTCTCCTTACCTTATGAATTATTCCCGCATTATTTACCCCATGGTTTGATCTTTTATTCTCTGGAGGGTAATAGGAGGTAATAGGAGGTAATACATACCCCCGACCCCTACCCCCTTTCCTCCCTCCCAGTGGATCCCTCTACCCTCCCCTTGACATCCAGTACCCTCTAAGTAGAATATCCATACACTTACTACCTCCCCTGGAGTCTCCCATGTACGCCTACGTCATCTGTGGACCGGAATCCTCTGGCAACCGTTACCTCTACCGTCTCCTCTGCACCACTGGCCTCCACCCCTGCCATGGAGTCCCCCTCTCCTTTGCCACTACCACCTTCCTCGATCCCCCTGCCCCCTGTGTCGTAGTCCGTACTCTCCCCCATGCCGAGAGCTGGTCGAAGTTGGGGGAGACGGTGTACTACCTGCTCCAGCAGAAATACCAACCTTTCCTCCTCTTCCCTGTCCGTGACCCGCGCATCGTGGAACTCTCCCAGGTAGCCAATGGACATGTCCCCGACCACGCCACTGCCCGTGTTCACCTCCAACGAGCCTGGAATGTTTTCTTGGATGTCGTAGATGATGCCTACCGTCCTCTGGACTACCTGATCTTCCCCTACCAATCCCTCCAGTCCCCGGAGTTCCTGCTCTACCTCCGAGTCTACTGTTCCCTCCCCCAGATCCCCGACCTCCTCTCCTGTCCCTTCGAGGACGGGGACGCCAAGTACCATCCCACCTTCCCCGGGAGTACCACACCATGAGAGGTCGCGTAGTCCACTGCCGACAGGAACCCTATGACGTTTACATCGGACGGCCCAGCAAATGGGGTAACCCCTTCCGTATCGGTCCCGATGGCAACCGTTCCGAGGTCCTCCACAAGTACGCTCTCTACCTCCTCCAGCAACCGGACCTCCTGGCAGCCCTCCCCGAACTGCGCGGGAAGGTCCTAGGTTGCTGGTGTGCCCCCCTCCCCTGCCATGGAGACATCCTCGTAGACTTCGCCCATCGTCGTCGAAAGAAGTGGATCTCTTGACAGGAGTACACTCTCCCGTATAATACCCGTAGACCCCTACCCTGGAGACCTCCCTCATGTCCCAGTTCCACCCTTACCGTACCGCCTTCGACTACGAACGCACCACCATCTCCCAGACCCCTGAGCTAGCCCACTGCACTCAGGAGCAGTATTACCAGACAGCCCTGGCCCTCTCCCTGGCAGCCCAGAAACCCACTTCCACTCCCCTGCACCCTGATCTCCAAGCCTGTGGTTCCCACCACTTCCAGTCCTACTACTATGCCGAATACCTCTGGCTCCATTCCCACCAACCCACCTACAAACTCTACCCCGATCTCTTCCTGGCCCTCCTCCACACTTCCCTGGACATCCCCTGCCCAGCCCTCCATGCCCCCTACCCCCAATTCGTCATCCAACTCCCCGTCCTCGACCATCCCCTCTGCCAGGAATTTCCCGCGCTCCTCATCAACCACCTGGATACCTCGCTCCCCGACCATCCCCGTCTGATCGACGTTCGCTCTGACAAGTCCCACCCTGTCTGCGGACAGTTGAACATCTTCTGGCACCCTCTGGGCTCTGGTGAGTATTCCTTCTCCCTGCATCCCCTCTGCTCCGACCTGACCCTCCAGCAATCCCTGAAGGTCCGGGTGGCAGAATCCGGCCAGACCCACCCCTACCTCTACGACCTCTACCGCATCGTCATCAGCACCATGCTCTTCGCCATCCATCAGCATGAGCTGGTCCTGCCCGAAGTCCCCTACCCCACCATCCAGCGCCAGGGTCGAGGGTCCAGGATCCTCCAGGCGCAATCAGACGCGGCGCACGCTAAGAAAAACTATCGCTGGACGGTGGGCAAGGAGATTCACCTCCCCCGACCCTTGCGTGAATCCCTCTCAGGCGCTGCTGAGGGAAATCGCCACCTGAGCCATTCCCACCTCCGTTCCGGTCACATGCGTCGTCAGGCCCATGGGCCCGGCTACTCCCAGCACAAGCTGATCTTCATTGCCCCTACTCTCGTCCGTGCTGACTTGGCTCCCTCCACTGCGCAGCGTACCTATGGCATCCACCAATAATTCCCACACTAAAAGGAGTGACCTATGAGTCCCCACTTGGTTGTCTGTCCTCACTGTGGCCTATCCCAGTCCATCCACAACCGGGATTGTGTCTCCTGTAACTGCCACTTAGGTCAGGCTAAGGCGCTGGAGGGCTATGCGCAGGTCTCCCCGGATCTGGGGCACCAACCCACCATCCTCGAGGAGGCGCTGGAGATCCGACCCATCTCCGGTCCCTTTGGCCCTGCTACTCATATCCCCCAAGCCCTGGCACCCGACTGTCCAGCCTGTGATGCCGGGGGCTGTATGGCGGAAGAGATCGTCCATGCGGGGAAGGTTAACCCTCTCCCCCCCATACCTCCTCCCCCACCCATTGACCCCCAGGCTCCCCTGTCACCCTATACCAGGAGCTATGCCACCTGTGTCTTCCCTACTCCGACAGTCTCCGTGCACCAGCCCCAGTACCGGCAGGAAGTCTACGGGAAGCTGATCTTCGCTATCGCCCGGATGATCGAACTGGATGCCCAGACCTCCACGGAACCCCTGTCGCTCCAGAAGGTGCCAGCGGGTTACCTGCTGGTTTACCGGGACACTAGCCCTTGACACTGGATAGCGTCTGAGTATGCTATGGGTATTGAACTACCTCGTATCGGAGTGAATACGGTGGTAATAATTCCTGGGAGCCGAGGGTTTGGGAGGGTTGACTCAGACCTCCCTCTCAAGCCAATGCGCCTCGGCTTCCAGGTCATTTTCTCCAGAGAAAGAGGTCGGTAGGAGGTTGTCATGAACTTGCGAGTCCCTTTCACTTGGACGGAAACTACCCTCGCTAGTCCGGGAGCCCCCGGTAACCTGCATTCCTATGTGGTCCCAGGAGTGCCTCATCCCCTGTACGTTCGTCCTGAGACTACGGACCTGTACTCCTTGGCCCAAGTCTTCCGGTCTCAGATCTATGCCCAGTTAGCTCCTGGCAGTTTGCTGGACCTGTACGCCCAGACTCCCCTCCCGGGACCTCTCCACCCGGAGAACCCTTCCCTGGCCCATGACTGGCATCCCTGGTGGAACTACGGTCCCTGCCAGTCTTCTGAGTACCTACATCAACAAGGCGGCTGCCCCGACCAAGCCTTTTCCTTCCAGAGAATCCTGGACTGTGGGGCCTATGTGGGCTTCAGCGCCATCTACCTGTCCCTGTTACACCCCCAGGCCCAGATCCTGTGCGTTGAACCGGACCCGGACAACTTTGTGGTCCTGGAACGGAATATCTGGCCTTACCGGAACATTACCGCTGTCAGGGGGGCTGTCTCCCAGTACCTAGGACGTGGTTCCCTGACGCGAATCAACCAGCAGGGACTGAAGAAGGGGTTCTGGGCCACTCGCTTCCTGCCCGATGCTCCCGGGGCCTTCCTGGCTGGGCCTGGAGAGCGCCAACGCGATGTTTCCGGCCCTGTCCCCTCTGAGTCCCCCTTCCGGCCCATGGGTAGGCCCTTGGAGATGTACCTGGATGGGGAGCATTGGTCGGATGTGGACTTGGTGAAACTGGACATCGAGGGTTCCGAAGCGGAAGTCCTGGGTGACCCTCAAGCCGGGCTCTGGCTTTCCCGAACCAAGGCGCTGGTCTTGGAGCTACACGAAGACCTGCGCCCCGGGACAACAGAGATTGCCCGGGGAGTCCTAGCGCATGATTTCCACATCTTCCCTCATCAGGAAGGTGCGCTGTACTTACGAAAAACCGTGTGGGAGGAGTGACTTATGGACCTGCCAAAACTCGAAGATCTGATTCGGCAATCGACCGAGTACAACGGCTTCACGCTCGACTACGTCCGTGTCGCGGACGCCCAGAAGCTGCTGGAGGAGTGCCAACGACTCCAGCGCATCGAGAAGATGTGCCAGGAGAAAACCGAACACATTGCCGACCAGTCGGAAGAAATCGAGCAACTGACAGAGGAGGTGGAAGCGTTACAGCTAGATCTCGCTGAAGCTCGTGAGGCAGCTCGGTGGTTGGCTTCGCGCGTGCCTGACGCTAATGCCCGTGACTGGGCACGTAGTCGTTGGCCTTGGCTAGGGGAGGAGCTGAAGCATGAGTGAGACATTGGTGATCCGCCTACGCCGTGCCAATGAGTTCATACGAGCCTTATGGGCTGGAGACCTACCGCCCGACAAAGACTCGGCTTGCGAACTCTGCGCCGAAGCCGCCACAGAACTCGAACGACTCCAACGCATCGTCCGCGAACTACGCACCGCCTGGTTCGAACACCACCTGCGGTTCAACGCACCAGAACGCGAGTGGGAGGATGATCGGGATTTGTCGCGGAGAATGATGCAAAACAACCATATCATGAAACGATTCAACGACCAGACCGAACGGATCCTCCAAGGAGAACAACTGAACCTGATACCAGACTGCCTAGCGGATCTGTATGCCGGGGAGAAACGGAAATGAGTGAGGCATCTGAAACACTAGGAGAAAGATTGCCGCTCGCGTTGGAACGGATTGGACGCTGGCTGGGAACCGCCGACCATTCCAAGATTCGAGAGTTCGCCGCTGACGTAATGTCTCTGCACGCTGCGGCGTCACAATATATCAAACTGACGATGGAAGCGGAGCGATTGCGGAAAGCGCTAGAACATTACGCCAACCACGATTTGTGGTGGAAACACAACTGTCAGCAGGCTGATGAACCATTCGACTGGTGGCAGGGTGAAAATGACGAAGACCACTCAGACGGCTGGCGAATTGCCGAGGAGGCGCTGAAACATGACGACGCTCATTAACTCCGCCTGCCCTGTCTGCCTCAATTACTGGTGGATGCCAGAATCGGAAACCGGGCAACCGTGCAAATGTTGCCGTGCGAGGATTGAACGACTCGCAGTCTATTCACACTTAAACGAGGATGTAAAGCGACTAACGGCGGAAGTGGAGCGACTGCGGACAGAATCTGACCGCTTCCGCGTGGTGCTGATGCACTACGCGGAACGCAACTATTGGGGCTACTCGGAGCCTCTGTCTCCCAACAAGATCGAGGACTTGTTCATACCGAGCAGGGCCACGGGTGAGCCGGGGTGGCAGAGGGCCGAGGAGGCGTTGAAATGAACCTGCCGGAACTAACGCCCACAGAACTCAAGGCGCTGGATTCGATTGACATGACTCCAGTGCTGGGTACGGTGGAAGAACAGTTGCAGGTAGCACATCGTGCTGCACTGCGGTTCTTCCGCGAGCGGAATGATTACCGGGCACGCCACGAGACTTCACTGGAGGTGATTCGCGCTCGTGAGCAGCATGTGGAAATCTTGCGACTGGAAGTGAAACGGTTGCGGAAAGCGTTACTGTGCCCACGCTGCAACGGCACCGGTATTACTTGGGATGGAACAAATCCATTTGTGAACATCGACTGCCCCGACTGTGAGGCAGCGCAGATTCGAAAGGAAGCACAGAAATGAGTAAGACCAGAAAGTTGCAGTTCGAGTGTTTGGAAGCACGTCTGGTTCTATCGGCTGATTTATGGCCGAAAGGCGCGGGGCTGAAGGCTGATGTCTTCGTGGATGGCGGTGCTGAGTTGTCGAAGGTGGGGCTGGAAAAGCCCGCCAACCTTGCTGGACTAACACGCGAGGTGTTCTTCACCCGTAGTTCCGCTACGACGCGCGCTGTTATCGGTGGAAATGCCAACGATACCAACGGTGCACTGCTGTACCCCGATGGTCAGCCGAGATACTCCGTGCTCTACGTCAACGGCGGGTCAGGCACTCACGCCAGCGCGATGGGAGCAGCGGGACGCCAAGCGGTTGAGGCTTTCCATGCGAACGGTGGCAGCTACACCGGCTCGTGTGCCGGTGAATTTGTGGCATCACGTCGCATCCCGGCGCTGTGGGGTGGGCAGGTCGGCAATCCTGGGCGAACCGGAAAACAAACGGTGGTCTTCGACGAAGTAGACCATCCCCTCGTGCAATACCTCGTGGGCTGGAACAACGGCAGCAATGTCGTCACGGGCATTCCGCACTATTGGGGTCCGCGTAACAGCGAAAGCTACCGTCACCCGGACGGGACCGAGTTCCTGGGTACGATCACTCGCGGGTTGTACACCGGGACTGACTTCCTGATCGAGTATCAGAAGTCGGCTGAGTCGGGAGGGACAGTCTTGAGTCCATCCCACCCGGAGTACAACCGAAACGCCGGTAATACGGCGTTGATGGCGGCGATCTTAAAGCGGGCCGACGATCTGTCGAAGGTGGAACCGGACATTAAAGGCACGCTGACCACGGATCAGTCCGTGGTCATGAGTGACCCGACGCAGAGAGTTGGTGACGGTCAATATCACAGATACCTGGTCGAGGTGGCAGAGGGGACGAGCGTGCTGCACGTCGGGATCACCGGGCTCACGGGCAACGCGGATCTGTTTGTGCAGCGGGACGGCGTGGCACATGCCGGGGCGTACCTAGCGAAATCCACGGAGACCGGCGTGGCTGATGACACGATCACGCTCCTGAATCCACAGCCCGGTGTGTACGAGATCAGCGTCTTCGGGGCGCATACGATCCTCAACGGTGCAGCTTACACTTTGTCGGTGCAGGCTCAGGCAGTGGATGCGGTGTTGGCAGAAGGCGAGTTTACTCGTGATCTCCCGGCGACTGCTTGGCCGAAAGGAGTGGGCTTGCGCGCCGACATCTTCGTGGACGGCGGGGACTATACCTCCAAGAAGTCTCTGGCAGCGCCCGCCAATCTCGCGGGCCTGACACGCGAAGTGTATTTCTCCTATAGTGCCGCTACGACGCGCCGCCTGATCGGCGGAAATCCTGACGATCTCAATGGGGTGCTGCTGTTCCCCGATGGACAACCCCGGTTTAGCAGCATCTTTGTCAACGGCAAAAACTCGCCCCTCCACTCCCGGGCGCTGGGTGAAACCGGACGCCAAGCGATTGCCGATTTCTATTCAGCGGGTGGCAGCTACACTGGAAGCTGTGGCGGCGAGTTCCTGGCCGCCTACTACATCCCGTCGATCTGGGGCGGGGAGGTCTATCGACACAGCACAACCGGACGGCAAACAGTGACGTTCGACGAGGATCATCCTATCGTGGACTATCTGAAGGCGTGGAATGGCGACAGCAACATCGTCTCGAACATTCCGTACTACTGGGGACCAGTGAATCGTGAGTCCTTCCGCCATCCCGATGGAACACAGTTTCTCGGAACTGTGACGGGCGGGCTGTATAAAGGCGCTGACTTTCTGGTCGAGTACCAGAGAGACAGCGAATCGGGGGTTGCGGTTCTCAGTCCAGCACATCCTGAATACAACCGCAACGCCAGTAATACGGCGTTGATGGCTGCAATTCTGAAGCGAGCTAACGATTTGTCTCGCGTGACGCCGGACATTAAGGGGGTGCTGACACCCGATCAATCCGTGGTCATGGATGGCCCGACACAGAAAATCGGTGATGGTCAGTACCATAGATACACGGTTGAGGTTCCAGCGGGGGTGAGTACCTTGCACGTTGGTCTGAGTGGTTTGACAGCTAACGTCGATCTCTTTCTCCAGAGAGAAGGTCCAGCACACACTGGCAGCTACCTAGTGAAGTCTGCGGTCACCGGTACTGCTGACGATACAATCACGATTCCCAGCCCGGAACCCGGCAGGTACGAGATCAGTGTGTATGGGAACCATGCGGTGTTGAATGGTGCCGCCTACACGCTGTCGGTCAAGGCGCAGGCTGTGGACATGGTGTTAGCGGAAGCAGAACTGGGAGGTTGGAACATGGGCGACGAATTGAAAGTTAGTGATCCGTACCGGCCACAGGGAAACCCTGAAGTACGACTGGAGATCAAGGCTACCAATGGTGACGTGGTAAAGATCGACGGTCCGTACAACTTTGGGTATAGCCCTGATGCCAAGTTGGAAATCAAGGGCACTGAAGACCCGGAAGCTGCTAACTTGCGGTTGACCAAAGAGGGCGATGAGGTCCACGAGTTGTTGGCGGCAGCGTTGCGGCTGTTGAAGAATCGTGGCTACTACTGGGGTTGGGACATGGCGTTGCAGCAGTACGGCTACTTCAGCCAGGGTCAGTATGTGGGCCCCGAGTTGATGGATCTGGTGAAACTGGAGGTTCGACAATATGCCCAGCAATGAGGCTTGGATTGCTACGTTGCCCCGTGTCATAGCTATCGCCACTCGTAGTGGCTATCGCTGGGACTGTCCGCATTGTGGAGGTTACCACCTGCGCCTGGGGTTGGGCCCACGACGGAAGCTGGGTGCTGCCCGCTGCAAGGCGACTGGCAGACGATTACATCGCTGGGTCAACGTCGTGGGGATTATCGAGAGGAGGTAAAACATGGCTAAGCGCAAGCGGAAGTCGGATTCCACTACCCGTGTGGTGCTTATCGAAATTGGTCTGCCCATGACCATGGAGAAACTCCTGGAGGTAGTGGAGACTTTCAGGAGCTGGGTCTTCCAGGAACTTCTGGCTTTGCAGGAGGACTGTGATTGTGAGCATTGCCCCAATCCCTGCACTCCAGAGAAGCGGGCTACCCAGTTTCGTCACCGGGTTTACCGGGAGGAGGAACAACAGAACTAGGTCTTGCCGTGGAGGAGCTAGTCTTGGAAACTACTCCTAGTCAATGTTCGTTCGTGACCAGCAAGGAGACTGTTATGCCGCGCAAGAAAAACCTACCTACCCTGGATCGTGGAACTTCCCTGGCCGTCCCGGAGGAGTTGACCCCTGAGGAAGTCTTCAAGGCTGCCTTGATCGGAGCCACCATTGCCGCCTTCCAACCGGGGAGCAGTCTGCATCAGAACTCCCGCAAGGACCGGCTGATGGAGACCTATGTGGAGAATGTCCTCTCCTTCTCGCACTTGCTCTCCCAACGGGCTGCGCAGTTGTTGAAGCAACCGCTGGCTCCCCACCGGTTGCCGGAAGAGGAGGAGGAAGATCTTCCTGAGTCAGCGTGACCCTTCCGTTTCGTTCCCTGGAGTGAACCCATGAAACGCTTGTTGCTGTCCCTACCCTGTTACGGAGGAGGCTTGCGGCATGAGGTGGCAGCCGCCTTCTTCACGAATAGCCTGAACGGCTACACCTCAACCCTGGACCCGGAGGGAGTCCAGGTGGATCGCCGGATCTTCGAGTGTTCCCTCCTGGCCCGAGGTTTCAATCAGGCTTGGTGTACGGCGCTATCTGCCGAGTACGACTACTTCGTGATGCTTCATGCGGACATCGTGCCTCAGCCCGGTTGGCTGGAGAAGCTGATCGAGCTGATCGAAACCACCTCGTACCGCATGATCTCGGCGGTAGTCCCGCTGAAGTCCCCGCTGGGGATTACCTCCACGGGAGTGGGCTTCCTGGATAACTGGTACGGGATCCGTAAGCGGTTGACCATGCAGGAGGTCTTCCGGCTCCCGGAGACTTTCGACATCACCCACCTGTATGCAGCCGGGATTTTACCGCCTGCCGAAAACCCTGCCGTGGAGGATGTGCTGCTGGTCAATACCGGCTGTTTCATTGCCAATCTGACTGCCTCTTACGCCTTCCATACCCTGGATGGAGACGGGGCTCTGATCCATCACTTCCGCATTGAGGATCGGGTGCTGGTACGTTCCGCCCAGGAAGTCTGGAAGGAAACCCGTCTGCGGGGGGTTCCCATGGAGACTATTGCCAACTCTCAGGACTCGCGGCAGCAATACCTCGTGGAGACGATCCCTGAAGACTGGGGATTTTCCCGCACTATGGCAGCCTATAACATCCCCTATGCTGCCACTCGAGCTGTCCGTGTGAATCACTTGGGTACCACTTCTTTCCACAACTTCGCTCCTTGGGGAGTGGAGCGGGAGTTTGACCCCGTGCCCAATCAACTGGTGGTGGCTAAATAATTCCCGCACTAAAGAGGGTGCTATGCCGTCCCTGCCCACCCTGAAATGGACGGGCTTCATACCGCACCAGCCCACCGTCAAACAGCTGGCCTTCCTGCTCCTGCCGCATGGGGAGGCGCTGTTTGGCGGTGCTGCGGGTGGTGGTAAGAGTGATGCCCTCTTAATGGCTGCCCTGCAATACGTGGACATTCCCGGCTATGCGAGTATAATCTTCCGTAAGACGCTCTCAGACCTCAAACAACCCGGAGCCCTGATCGACCGCTCCCACCAATGGCTCTACTCCACAGACGCTAAATGGGTCGGTGGTGAGCACGCTTGGTATTTCCCCACCGTGGATGAAAACGGTCACGAATCCCACCCCTCCAAGCTGGTCTTTGGGTATGTGGGAGAACAACGGGGGGATGCCTCCAATGTCCTACGCTATCAGGGTATCGAGGTCCAATACGTCGCCTGGGACGAACTCACGCAACACGACGAGAGTGACTACCGCTACCTCTTCTCGCGCCGCCGTCGTCTCGCCTGCCCAGTGCATCGCGTTGATGCGCAGGGTAGTCCCGTCTACGTCCCGGACTGTCCTACTTGTGAAAGATACCGACGTTTACCCTTGCGGGTGCGGGCCGCCACTAATCCAGGAGGTCCAGGTGCCGTCTGGGTGAAGCGCCGCTTCCGCATCGGACCCCACCTAGACCCCCGAGAAGCTGATCGGCTCGGAGTCCAGGTCCGCTGGGTGGGCAAGCATCCCCGGCGTCCCTTCATCCCCTCCTTCCTGGAAGACAATCCCTTCCTGGACCAGACCGCCTACGATGACGGCCTGCGCCAACTGGATCCCGTCACCCGCGAACAGCTCCGACGCGGCAACTGGGGCATCTCCCCTGACTCCCGTTTCAAGCGCGCCTGGGCCCGCTACTTCTCCCGCCGAGGGGATTACATCGTCCTGGGCCTGAATGGCTGTGGTCCCGAGCATCACCTGTCTACCCTCCAGAAAATCTTCTGCACCGTGGACCCGGCTGGTTCCGTCAAGGAATCTCCGGGGGCTCCGCAGATCTGGCGGCAGGCTGCCAGCTACACCGTGATCTCCGTTTGGGGATTGACCAACGACTTCAATCTCCTCTGGTTGGACATGATCCGCTTTCGGCGGGAAATTCCCGACATCGTAGACCAGCTCCGCGCCACGTATCGCAAGTGGCGTCCCGCCTACTTCACCATCGAAGCCAATGGTCTGGGCCGGGGAATCTACCAGTACGCCGTCCGTTCCGGCCTGCCCGTCCGCGCTGTCTCCAAAACCACGGACAAGCTCATCAATGCCACCGATGCCATGGTGCGCATGAAGGAGGGTAAGGTCTGGCTGCCGGAGGAGGCTTCCTGGCTGGAAACCTGCGAGGACGAGTTGTTCACCTGGACCGGCCATCCCCATGCCGAGTCGGACGACATCATCGACACTCTCTCCGACGCGGCTCGAGAAGTTTCCTGGGAGGCAGCCGGTAACGAACAGGTTACCTCCCTGGACCTGGACTTGGCCCTGGCTCCCCAGGACATACCTACTGTCCTGCCCCACCATCTCACCGGTTTACGGCAGGGCTACGATCCCTACTCGTTCTGAGGGGTTCCGGTCCAAAGTTGACCCCCGCCTCGGAATGCGGTACTCTATGGGCTGATCCCCCTTCCTGCCCTGTGAGGAGCATTCTCATGGCTGACTTGAGTATCACCGCTGCCAATGTGGTGAAGGGTTCCGACGCCAATTTCGAGACCGGCACTTCCGGTGATACCCTGACAGCGGGCATGTCCGTTTACAAGGACACTGCCGATAGCAACAAGTGGAAGAAAGCCAGCGCCGCCTCCACGGCAGCTCTCGCCGGTTCAGGAGGCATTGGCATCGCCCTGCACGCTGCCTCTTCCGGCCAACCCATCGTCGTGCAGACGGGCGGCACCATCACCATCGGAGCCACCATTGCCGTGGGTCAGGTGTACGTGGTTTCTCCTACCGCAGCCGGTGGGATCGCACCCTTCACCGACCTGAACACCAACAACTACGTGACCTACCTGGGCTACGGCTCCACGACTGCCATCCTCAAGATGCTGTCGATTGCCACCGGCCTCCAGGCTGGCACCGATTTGGCCTGATCCGCTGGAATTATTCCCGCACTAACGGCAGGTAAGCAGTCATGGCGAAGTTCAAGAAGCGGATCGTGCTGGCGGGGATGTATGAGATTCCCCAGCCGGATGGCAGCTATCGGCGGGAGTTCATCGACCCGGAGCGCCTGGAACACTGGGCGGATACCGCCCGCACCATGCTCCAGCGCGGCTTCCGCATCCCGGCTCCCTGGAACCACGATGGAGCTGCTCTGCCCGTCCAGGTAGGTGTAGACGGTACACTCTCCAGTGCCCTGGACAACGGGGGCTGGTGGACCGGCTTTACTGTGGAGGAGGAGCTTGACGGCACGCCTGCCTTGTACGGCGTACTGGAAATTCCCGGAGAGATTGCCGATCCCCACTCCCTCGCCAGCAAGATCGGGCAGACCATCAAGGACACCAGCGTCTATGTGCGGCCCGAATTTCGGGATTCCAGCGGGCAAGCCTGGACGGATGCCCTGATGCACGTTGCCCTGGTGACGCATCCCATCGAGCACAATCAGCCCAACTTCACCCCTCTGGACACCGCCACCGGCCAGCGTTCCGCCACGGATCCCGGACTGCTCCCCGCAGGTTCCCTGGCTCTGTGCATGAACTACTGCCGCTACCCGGTGCGGATGGCCCTCCCGGCAGCCACAGGTTCCGTTTCCTCCAGAAAAACCGGAGGTGCCGGAGGTCCGGGAATGCCGGGTACCCCTGGCAAGGGAAAATCCCCGGCTGCCAGCTCTGCCGACAAGTCCCTCCAAAGCAGCTTGGGACAGGAAGGCGGGGACGCCCAGATCAACAGCTTCCAGGAATTGTTGCTTCGATTACGAGAAGTTGCTAAGATTGCACTTCCAGAGGACACCTCACCGGAGAACTTGATTGAGCGACTGCGTGTGGCGCTCTTGCAGAAAGCAGCTTCCGAGGAGGAAGAGGATCAAGGTTCGATAACTACTCCACCGGAGGGGGCGACGGAACAACCGGCCCCGGTACTCATGAGCTTCAACCCCAAGCAAATCGCCAGTATCCTCGCCTCGAAGGTTGTCAACCCGGACACCGGACAGCCCTTCACGGAGGCTGAACTCAAAGCTGTGGGCAGCACTCCCGCTCCCGCCCCCGTCACGCCTCCCGCAGACGAAGTGGTGATGTCACATCCCCGCTATCAGGAGCTGGAGAAGTCGGCGGGGTTCCTGGCGGCACGTTTGAACGAACAGGCGCTGGCGGGGCTCCGCACGCGCATCAAGGGGCTCATCTCTGGTCCCAAGGCCAAGATCACGCAGGAGTACGCCCAGAAGCACCTGGAGCCGCATCTGGCGGGCTTCAAGATGTCCTTCAATGCGGATGGTACGGTGCGCCCGCATCAGGTGGAGGTCATTCTGGATGCTCTGGAGGCCGTACCCACGGTGCTCGGTCCCTCGCGTTTGCTGCCGGGCACGGCCATGAGTCTGCCCGCTGCTCCGCAGGGAGTGGGGGCGGCTGTGGAACCCCTGCCTCCGGGATTTGAGGGTTCCCAGGTTTCCGAACAACAGGCGGCGGAAATCGCCAATGAGTTTCTGAAAAACACGGTTTGAGGAGCTACCGGTGCTCCCGGTTTCAGCGCACAAGTAGACCACTCCAGGAACGATTAGGAGCCAGCCATGAGTTTCGAGTTCACCGGGGCGTTTGCCGTCCCTTCGATCCAGACGTACCTGGAGACCTACGAGAATCAGTTCTGGTTTGATCGGTACGAGAACCAGATCTGGACGGGAGTGATTATCGACGGCGCTTCGGTCGATACCGGCAACACCAACTATACGGACATTCTCCGTCCGGGCCTCCTGTTGGGCCGGGTTACCTCTACCGAGAAGTTGAAGCAGTGGAGCCCCACGGCGACCGATGGGACACAGGAGGTTTTCGGCATCCTGGGCCTGGGCTCCAAGATGCACCGGCTGGGCACCGACACTGACCGTTGGCTGGGTCAGGTGATGGTGGCGGGCTATGTGAAGGCCGACCGGCTGTTGATTCCGGGAAATTCCTCGCTGGGAATCGCCAGCGATGCCAACGAGTGGCTGATCCGGTCCCAGATGTTCCGGCGCTTCGTCTTCTCCGACATGCTGTTCGGTCTGGGTCATGCCTTCGGTGGCTGGCGGAAGATTACTGCCAAGACCGCTGACTACACGGTGGTGGATGCGGACAACAACACCTTCTTCACCACCGAAGGTGCCACGGGGGCGGTCATCTTCACACTGCCCACAACCCCCAAGCTGGGGTTGCGGTACATGTTCTACAACTCCGAAGACCAGGACATGACCGTGGCGGCAGCTGCCAACACTGCCATCACCTATAACGATGTGACTGCCACCAGCGTCAAGGTGGGCACTGCCAATCAGAAGGCGGGCAGTGGTTTTGAGGCGATTGGTGACGGGACCAAGTGGATCATCGTGTGTCACTGTGCGCCCGCCGCGACTGTGACTGTGACCTGATTCAAACTCCGAGGGTTGTCCCGAATCGTAAGCCGGGAACTCCTTAGACCTGATGTAGAAGGATCAAGAAATGGCAGGCGAGATCACGATTCAACAACTCTTCCAGACCCCCACGATCACGAAGGTCATTTCGCAGATCGGGTCTCCCCTTTCCTTGCTCCAACGCTTCTATGGCGTGGGTCCCGGCAAAGGGGTGACACAGAGCATGTCCGGTCGCTATGTCGGCTGGGACCTGTTCAATGCCACGCGCAGTGTCGCCAAGGGCCGTCCTCCGGCTACCGGCCCGGCGACCGTCAGCCGCAAGCCCATTGGGCACAATATGGCCCAGGTCTATCGGATGCACGAGAAGACGCTCATCAATCAGGAGGAGGTCTTCCGTACCCGTCCGTTGGGAGCTGCCATCGGCACCGTGGACTTGCGCGGTCAGCAGTATGTGCGTCGGCAACTGGAGTTCCTGACCCAGCGCTTTACCAACGCCCGGGAGTTCATGGTCTCCCGCATGTTCCGGGGCGGCTGGAGTGTGAGCATCGAGGGTGAGGATTGGGTGCCGGGCGAGATGTCTCAATCTGGCTATGCCTTCAACGTGGACATGCAACTGCCGTCCACGCACAAGACCCAGCTGACTGCTGGCACCAGTGCCAACATCATCGAGGATTCCTGGGATGATCCCAGCGCCGATGTGATCGGCCAGCTGTTGACCCTGGACATGGCTGCCGAGCGGGAGAACGGTCGTCCCATCCGGCACATCTGGATCAACGGCAACACGTTCAAGTACCTGTTGGACAACACCGGCTTACAGTCCACGGGCGGCACGGCCTTCCGCATCTTCGAGTCCTTGCGAGCCCGTACAGCCACTGCCGAACTGAATGGGGAACGCTTCCCGGACACGGGCTTCGATGTGGTGTTCCGGGCGCTGCCGTTGCACACCTTCCACATTTACAACGGCGGCTTGACCCTGCCTGCTGCCGGGACTTCGGAGGTGGGTGAGGACCTGACCACGCAGCTCTCTGCCACCTACTTCAGCTTGTTCCTCCCGGACAACTACGCCATCCTGACCCCCGATCCCGGAAACTGGATGGGCTGGATCGAGGGCAGCGAGATCGTGGCGGAAAACCTGCTGGACGAAGGCCGGGAAGCCTTTGGGTTCACCAGCTGGACAACCCGGGTGATTGACCCCCCGGGTTGGGAGCTGAAGGCCCTGGACAACGGGTTGCCGGTGCTGTACGAACCCCGCGCGATCTACTATGGCACCGTGATCTTCTGAGAATTATTCCCACACTATCTGTGGGGGAGACTAAGACCCGGGGAGTCTTCCCCGGGTTTTTTTATGGAATTTTGCCCCTAGTGAGGATCTCATGAACCCTAGACGAGCCGACGCCTCTCGACACGACGCCGACCCGCCCCAAATGGAGAACGTAGCTGTGTTCAAGGGCACGGTGGATTGGGTGCTGCAAAAGGTTGACAAGCACGGAGTCGCTGTTGTGGGCTTGGTGGTCATTACGTCGATCTTGTGGTTCGGCTTCGTTGTGCCGCAGAACGCGGATCGCACGGCGGTGCGCACCGAACGTGAAACGCTGATGAAGTCGATGGTCACCACCAACGAGAACTTGAACAAGAATAATGATCGGATAGCTGAAGTCTTGGCCGAACTCAAATCGGCCTTTGATCGCTACAGTCAAGACACGCGGGATTCCGTGGAGGCTGGCTTTGAGGTAGTGCAGAGTAACGCCAACATCCTGGTGGGGGTGCAGCGTACTCATGAGCTTCAGACGCAGCAGTTAAATGAACTGAAAGATCTCAGCAAGACTACTAATACACTGATGGAGAACGCTTCGGTCATGATGGCCCCAGCCGGTCCTGATCGCAAGGAGATGATCGCCCTCCTCAAAGAACTGACTGAGGAGAGTAAGCGTAAGTCTAGGAGTGGGTCGTCAGCCAATCCGTGAGGCAGCAGCATGAACTCTGGAGCACCATACGCAGCCATCGTGGGCGCACCGTTCCTGGGGACCACCCACGGCGGTTACGTCCACCGTAACGCCACCTCCGGCTTGCAAGAGGTCAAGAAGTCAAACCTCGTGGCCACGACCGATCCGACGGTGGGCGATGATGTCGATGATGGCTACGCGGTGGGCTCGCAATGGGTCAACGCGAGTTCGGGCTCAGTCTTCACCTGCAC